GTGGTGGGCCGAGGAAAAGCTAAAGGAGAAGAACCATGACTGAAAGCAAAAATGCAAAGACACCAATAGATGGTGGACCAGCGTTTCCTAAGCTGACGCAGGATGAACGGTGGAAAACATTTACATAAACAGACGGCATGTCCCTGCGTGATTACTTTGCAGGGAAGGCGATGCAAGCACTGGCGCAGGGGAATTATTTTGATGCAACCGCGAGGCAGGCTTACATGATTGCAGACGCGATGCTGAAAGCGAGGGAAGCATGAAGCAATGCAAATGCGAACACTGGCAGCAGTGCCCAACATGTATGCCTCATCGGTTCGATGAGGAGGGAAACCTTAAACCACCCGAGCCGACGCCGTTACAAGCTGCAAAAGCAGAAATTGAGTCGTTGAAGCAGCGTTTGTTTGAGATGCAAAACGCGGCAATCGATTTAGCTAAGCAGCAATTTTTAACTCAGGAAGATCTTGAACGACGATGGGGAATTAGTGGGGCGACGCTTGAGCGTGACCGATCACTTAAGCAGGGCATGCGGTATCTGAAGATTGGCGGATCAATTCGCTACAGATTGCAGGATGTGCTCGACTACGAGGCCGAATGCACAGTGGAAACAGAGCGGAGGAAAAAATGAGCAGAGAAGCTATGCAGATGGCGCTGGAGGCGCTGGAGTTGTACCAAAGCAAGAGCAGCGTTCAAATGTTTGACGATGCCGTTAAAGCCCTGCACCAAGCACTGGAGACAGAGCAAAAGCCAGTGGCGTGGCGCTACAAATACCCGGATGGGTTCTGGCGATTCAGCAACGGCGAGCGAGTGAACGGCAGCGATTCAATTAAAAGCCAAGCCCTCTACACCGCACCACCAAGGAAACAATGGGTTGGGCTGACGGATGAGGAGATACAAGATTTAGGTTATCTGTCCGAAAAGTTTGATGCAAGTAATTCAGAGTGGTTTGATCGATGGGGATTTGCCCGATACATTGAAGCCAAGCTAAAGGAGAAGAACGCATGACGGACGAAGAATTATTAAGGTATGCCGCAAAAGCGGCGGGGTACGTTGAACCAACGATGTACAGGCCGAAGACGAACTGTCTTTTGTGGGTCGGGAAGGAGTCCGGCGCATCTACTTGGAGTCCATTTCACGACGACAAAGACGCTTTTCGCTTGATGGTCGATTTAGATATCGACGTTCACCACGGCTGGACATTCGCAGACGAAGGGGTGCCGTTTGCAAATGTGTGCACCCAACACGTCCCGTCGATGACTGAGGTCGGGGAAATGAAAGGTGATGACCCTAAAGCCGCCACTCGCCGCGCGATTGTCCGAGCCGCCGCTGAGATTGGTAAAAACATGGAGCAGAACACATGAGCGAAAACAAGAATGCGAAGACACCTGCGGACGGGCAAGAATACGAGCGCGGGTTCATCGATGGTATGCAGCGCCAAATGCAATTGCATGTGAACAGGGTAATTAAGGAGGAGCCTACCAAGGTTTTCGGCCCTAACCTTGAAGCGATATTGAACCGTGCTGGATTTCAGCGACCGCGTGAGTGGGTGGGGCTTACTGACCGAGACATCGACGAGTGTTACTTCGCGGCGCGACAGCCGGACTTCGACGTTTGGGCATTTGCCGAGGAGATCGAAGCGGTACTTAAAGAGAAAAACAGCTGATTACCGTTCGTCGGACGACTGGCCGAACCCATTGACGAATTGTCCCACCAGTGGTACAATAGAGGTTCATTAATCACATAGAGGACAACTCCAAATGGCACACGAACTCGATTTTTCAAATGGTCGCGCAAACATGGCCTACGTCGGTCAGACCCCCTGGCACGGACTCGGGCAGGAACTGGACGCGAATGCGACGCTCGAGACCTGGATCGAACAAGCGGGATTTAACTGGGAAGTCAAGAAGGGTGCGATCCAGTATGAGGTGCGCGACGAGGAGAACCACCCCGTTTGCGTTAACACGGTACCCAACCGCTGGGCGCTGTACCGGTCGGACACAGGGAAGCCACTCTCGGTGATGTCCTCGAACTATAACATCACCCAGCCACGCGACGTGATGGAGTTCTTCCGGAACCTGATCGAAATCGGCGGGTTCAAGATGGAGACCGCTGGGATGCTGCGCGGTGGTGCCACCTACTGGGCGCTGGCTCGGATCGACGATTCGTTCGATGTCGGCGGCGGGGACGAAGTCCGCCCCTACGTCCAGGTCGCGACCTCCTGCGACGGAACGCTTTCGAATGTCGCCCAGTTCACTACGGTGCGGACCGTGTGCCAGAACACGCTCAACGCCGCGTTGGAAGACACCGCAGGGCAGATCCGCATTCCGCATTCAACGAAGTTCAACGCCGAACGCGTGAAAGCCGACCTCGGGCTGATCGGCGGGACCTGGGAACGGTTCAAGAAGGACGCGACCGATCTTTCGAAGCGGACGGTGTCGAAAGCGGAGGCGACCAAATATTTCCTCGATGTGCTCTACCCCGACCAGGAAGAGGTCGACCTCGACGCCCATCGTCCGATGCTCGAACTCGTGACTTCGATCTACTTGACCGGCATTGGCCAGAGCACCAAGACCGCGCAGGGTACAGCCTGGGGGTTGGTCAACGCGATCACCCGGTTCACGGACCACGAGCGTAAAGCCACCAGCACCGACACCCGGCTACAGTCCGCTTGGTTTGGTGCGGGTGCTCGGATGAAAAAGAATGCATTGACAACGGCACTCGCTCTGTTATAATGACCGGTGCGGATCGCCTTCCCCGGTCCGCTTCTCCTGTTGATTGGGTTTTCGACGTTTCGGGGGGTCACGCAATGGACCCCCCATTTTTCACACACGAATAGAGGACTTTTCACCCATGGTACGCAAAAAAGGTAAACTCACCACCCCCGAGATCGACGAGCATGAAGCGCTCACCTTTCACCCGCTCGACCCGAAGAAGGTGTTCGAGGAGCCCGAGCCCACCCCGGAGCCTGAACTCCCGTCCGAACCCGTAAAGACCCGGTACACGCGCGACGAAGCGATTCACACGATTGCCTCCTACGAGTGCGAATCCTCGACCCATTCGCAGGTGTACGAAATGCTCACCGGGGCGATATTGCCGCTGCCCTTTAAGACCAACGCGGTACTGGCCAAAATCCTCGCCGACTGGCTCGGGGTGGAGCAGGTGGAAGTGTACTCGACGAACGATTGTGTGAAACGCTGGTACGTCTCCGCCGAGTCTCGGGTGTGAAGACTTACTTGGCCGGTGAGGCCTTCTGGCGATCGCCCGTCGAACACCCGCCACCGCTCGGCGTCAAAATGCTGCTGCTTAACCCCAGCGGCGTGTGCGTGATCGGGACCTGGGCGGATTGGGCGCTCGCTTGGGCACCACTCCCCAAAATCACGCCTGAAATGAAGAGCCATTTACTCAAATGATGCCGTTCGTCCGATCCGACGAGCGGTAGGTTCAAAATACCCATTTGGACTTGACAAGGTATTGTACGGGTGTTATAATAGAGGTTCGTTAGTAGCAAACATTCCACCCAAACCGATAGAGGAAAACGAAATGAACCAAGCCACAGTCACCACCGCTCGTGTAATCCCCACCGACGACCTCGTCAAGATCCTCGCCGTCAAAGGCGGATGGACCACAGTCGCCGACGTCGGTAACGGTCGCGAGTACAAGGTCCGCAATTCCGCGTTGCACATGATTGTCGAGACCCCAGTCAAGCCCCCGGTCCTGGCCGAAGAAGTCCGCGCACCGAAGGTTGCCGCTCCTCGCGAAAAGCTCCCCCTCGAGCAGCGCAAAAATGGAGTGGTGGATTCGCTTTACCTGCAGTTCTACCAGAACTACGCCAAGACCGTGAACGGCAAGACCGTCCGTTCGATGGACAAGGGCGATTTCGTGGCCGTAGAGCTTCGCAAATGCGAAACGCTCGAGCAGGTTTACGCCTTCGTCTCCACCCAAATGGGACTCTCCCGTGCCGATTTGGTCTCGCGCTTCGCACACTTGAACGTCGGGATGCAGCGCATGAACCTCGGCAACATGCTTCGCCGTTACTTGAAAGGAGCGTAATGGACACCACCCCCACCAACACCCGGGTCCGCCTCTCGAAGGGGCGGTTAGCCGGAGAAATGCTGCACGAAGGTCGAGTCTACAAGTTCGATTGCTCGATCTCGGGCCAAGACATCGACGCCGAATTCCGGACCGTGGGCGAGGAGCCCTTCGACCGGTGGGAGGCGTTTAAAGCCCTCGAGGCCTGGATTGAGGCGCACCTCTGTGGATAGTTGGCCTTTTCCCTTTGGTGACCGACCCGACGGCACCCACCGCGCGATCGGGGAACCGGTCGCCCCACCCACCCTTGCACTTGTGGAAGACACGATGAGCTTTGAACTCGCAGTCGACGAACACGCCCCGCGTACGGTCGGGGACCCGTTTTACATCCCCTGGTGGGCGAAAGTGCCCAAGCTCGACGGGGAACCGAAGACTTACCGCGCCTGGGACGGCACCGAGATCCGGGGCGGAAAGATCGTGACCCGTGGGTCCTCCTTCCGGGGGTTCGAGGCCACGATGCGTCAGCCGCAGGAGGTCGTTCGGAGCGAGACACCCCCGCCGAGCCCTCCGGAGGTACTTCCGTTGCGCTCGAAGCCTGCGGTTAAGGCTAATATACCGGACTGGGCCTCCGAGGCGCTCCGTGAGGCCGGGAAGTGCCCAGACGCTAGGGCGAAGCTCTGCGCCATGCACGGCATCGATTACGCGGCACTGGTCGCGGGTGCGCCGAATGCCGGGGTGGCCACGATGCGGATCGTGAATGCGTTGCGCCGTTCGTCGAAAAAGTAACCGTTCGTCGGACGACGGGGGTTGACGGATTCACAGGGTGTTTCACCGGTGTTATAATAGAGGTTCGGTAGTAGCAAGACATTAACCAATAGAGGACAGCGAAATGAACATCATCAAATCAGTCACCGCCCGGATCGAAGAAGCCCGTCAAGGCACCAAGACCGCCCCCTGCAAGAATTACGCCACCGAAGCTGCAGCCGAGAAGGCCACCGCCGAAGCTGCGCTCCGCGTCGGACGCGAATTCGATCGCGAAGGTCGCACTGCCCGCTACATGGTGCTGTTTATCGCCTCCTGGGGTCGCTGGGTCGGCGTGATCGACCAGAGCGAGGTGATGATGCGCCGCACATCGACCGGCGGATTCCTCGGAGTCGCTCCCGGATTCTTCCGCTACTAATCCCCTGGGGCTTCGGCCCCACCCCAAATGCAAGGAGTTTACATGAGAAAAAGACTTTCGGCGATGGACCAGTCCTGGGTCGACCAGGAAATGAGAGAAAAAGCTCGGCTGTACCCCACCTGCGGGTACCGCAAAATCGCCGCGATGCTAAAACTGGACGGGTGGGCCGTGACTGAAACGCAGGTCAAGAGGCTGTGGAAGCTCGCCGGATTGAAGGCGTCGCGATGAGCGCGGAAAAGAACTTGTGGGGCTGGCTGGACCTTCGCCTCGGGGGCCATTGGTTCGCGCAACGCGTCGAGAACGAGGTCGGACGCGACACCCCGGACGTGTGGTTCGCGCTCTACAAGCTTCGCGCGGTCTCGGGCTGGATCGAACTCAAGGTCCTCACCGATCTACCCAAACGCCCCGGCACGCCGCTCCGCCTCCCGAAGTGGACCGCTGGGCAACGCAATTGGGCGGTTTCGGCACACCGGCACGGGGCTTGGTGCTTCCTGGGGCTGCAGGTCCTGGAGCGCCAAGAGTTCTACCTGATCCCCGGGCACGAAGCTGTACGGCTGGTCGAAATGCAGGCGCCACACGAGGAGACGCTCCAGACGTTGCGGATGCGGGGGTTGTGTGTGGACCAAACGACTTCACGTGAAACACAAACGCGACGACTAGTTGACACGCTGCACCAGCCGTGGTAAGATTCGCGGATCCGTCCACCCTTGGGCGGTGTGTGGCACCCTCGCTACACTGGCCGAGACCCGTCTCGCGCCGAGCTTGGCAGCAGCCGAGCGTGTTCCATTGTTCCATCATGATGGAACACAGATGGAACGGTCAGAAGCCCCGTACGACGGACCAAAGCGGCAATTGTTCCATTGTTCCATGCATATACCCGTATATATCTCGTGTTCGAAAACCTGAATATGGGGGGGATATAGATGGAACGGTGGAACAGAAGAGGGCACATCAAGAGAAGCCCCGAGGGACGGGGCCTTTGGGCAAGTGGGGTTGTTCCATTGCTGTTCCATCTTGGTGGAACGATGGAACGGGTATGACCACACCCGTACTACACCTGCAGACTTCCAGACGACAAGGTATCGTCACTCACCACGCAGGGCTGCACCTCGGCCTCGTACGCAGATGCATGAAAGAGATTCGCGAAATGCTTGGTGGAACAGTTGTGGAACACGTTGCGCTTGTGGTACACTTCGCGTCATGGCTGGAGTGAAAATCGAACCTTTGCCGGTGGTGGACGTCGACGCGGTGGGTGAAGAAACACTGCGTGAGTACGAGCGCCGCGCGGGTATCACGTACGCGATGCTTTATGACATGGTGAAGCAGGACCGTGTTCGTTTTAAGGAACGAGGGGTCGAAGAAGACGCCGAGTCGTTAGTTTATTGTGTCCCGGGTGTTGAGGGTGTCGGACGCCTATGGCGTTTTGAACGCACGAAAGCCTACCGCATGCTGCAAATCCTGGCCGAATTCCGAGACGGACCCGAGAACGCGAAATTTTCTTTAAGACACGCGTACACGTCCGCCGAAGTCAGTCGGGGTGCGTTGACCGTTTGGCGTCGTGATCATCCGATGTTCGATAGTCTGATGGAGGACATCCAACTCGAAATGGTCGACACCATGAAAGCCGAGGCCTACCGACGCTCGGTAATCGGACACGACGAGCCCTTGGTACACCAGGGTGTGAAGACGGGCGAAACGATCAAAAAGTATTCTGATTCCCTGCTGCAGTTTACCCTGATGGGGTACGACGCGAAATTCCGAGCCAAAGACGTGAACGTCGCGGTGTCGGGTCAACTTAACACGAACGTTAACATCGAGGGACTCCGTGATCGACTTGCCCAGCGATTACAGGCGGTCGCCAAGTCGAAGATACAAGGCGAAGAAAGCCCCGATTGATCCGCACAATTTCTCGGATTTTGTGTCCGAGATGAGCGATCAGGAGGTGGTGGAGCTTTACTACGACTGGCCGACCTGGGCTCGACCCAACCAGATGGTCCCACCCGGTGAGGATTGGACGATCTGGCTCATTCTTGCCGGTCGTGGGTGGGGAAAGACTCGGTGTGGTGGTGAATTCGTGCGGTTTCACGTGGAACGAAAGCTTGCTTCACGCGTCGCGCTGATCGCCGAAGACGCGGGGGACGCCCGGGACGTGATGATCGAGGGCGAATCCGGGCTCCTGGCCATTTCGCACCCCTCGAACCGCCCGAACTGGGTGCCGTCCAAGCGCCGACTCGAGTGGCCTAACGGGGCGATCGCAACGATCTACTCGGACAACGACCCTGAGACCCTGCGCGGTCCGCAGCACGATCTTTTCTGGGTCGACGAGTTGGCGAAATTCCGCAACGCCAAAGAGATGTGGTCGAACCTCATGTTCGGGCTTCGTCTCGGTCAACGCCCACGCGGTGTCGTCACCACCACGCCAAAGCCAATTCCCATCGTGCGGGAGCTGCTCGAAAACCCGCGCGTCTTCGTTACCTCAGGGACCACGCATGAGAATTTCGGAAACCTCGCACCTACATTCCGTGATGAAATCATCGCCCAGTACGAGGGTACTCGACTCGGACGACAAGAGCTTTACGCCGAGGTCATCGACCCGGAAGATTACGGAATCGTCAAACGCGAGTGGTTCAAGCTTTGGGACTCCGATCGGCCATTCCCCGATTTTATGTACATTGTGCAGTCCTACGATTGTGCTTACACCGAAAAGACTATCAACGACCCAACCGCATGCTCCGTCTGGGGAGTGTTCAGGCCGAGTGAGGATTCACCTCTTTGCGTGATGCTGATCGACTGCTGGGAGGAATTTCTCGCCTACCCCGAGTTACGCCCACGGGTGATCAACGAGTACAAAGAGTCCGTGTACGGCGAACCGGGTAAAAAGACCGATTTGGTGCTCGTCGAGGAGAAAGCCTCGGGCATTTCGATCCTCCAGGACTTGCGCTACGCCGGGGTGCCGTGTCGTGGCTACAATCCGGGGCGAGCCGACAAGGTCCAACGGCTGCACATCGTGGCGAACATCATCGCCTGCGGCCGAGTCTACATTCCCGAATCGGTCGTGCACCGGGGCCAGCCGCGTGACTGGGCGGAAAAGCTCGTGTCCCAGATCTGCTCTTTCCCCGAGGCCGAGCGCGACGACCTGACCGACACGGCCACGCAGGTGTTGCGGTTGCTCAAAGACATGGACTTTTTACGCATCGACCCGGCTGAAGTCGCGCCGGATTACTACGACGACGAACGACCACGCAGGGTGAATCCTTATGCCCAATGATCTTCTGAAAACGATCGGCGACTATCTCAACCCCGAGGACGTGCTCACCCTGGCCGGACCGCTCGCGGCGTTCAAGCCCACAGCCGGGGTTACTGCTGCAATGTACGCACCGAGCCTGAACGAAAACGAGGCCGAGGAGTTGGACAAGATACGCGCCATGCGTCCCCCGGTCGCTGCTCCACGTGAAACAGCACAGACTCCTGAAATGCGGGATTTCGTGAATCGGCTCCGGTACGAGCAGTTCGTGGGTGATCTCCGTAAGCAGTACGGGCAGCACGCCGACCTGATGCTGCAGGGGTTAATCAAGCAAGGGTTGCAGGACGAAGCGCAACAGGCCCGGATGACCGGTCCACGTGCCAAGCCCCCTGCTCCTCCCGCCGCGCGGCACGAGGCGACCGTCCCCGAAGGGCGATTTCGCAGGTACGCCGAGGGCGGCATGATCGAGCACACCACGCCGGACATGTCCGACGGTGGGCGAATGATTTACACGGATTCGCTCGACTCCTACTCCGGAGGTGGTGGCGTCAAGGGAAAGACCGTGCAGCAAATGGCGGAAGAGCTTATTACTAAAGGGATCAAGACTGGTGCCGCACCTTCGAAAATGGTCACGGCCTCACCGAGTGCATCGCCCCCAAAGCTCCCGATGTCCGCGCAGGAAATGCAAAGAATGCAGGAGTCACCCGCCCGTAATTTAAGGTCACTTGGTGAGTCGATTGATCGGGAAGTGCGAAAGGTGCGCCGTTTGGATGAACTCGGTAAACCCGGGGCCAGTGTAGGTGCGATCCCTGCTCCACAGAACGCTGACGTTCCAGGGTGGCACATTACCTCTGATTTCCCGGGGATCCTTAAAACCGGGGCGATGACTAACCGAGATGTAGGGGCGAACAATATCCAGGGTTACCCACCGGCGCACGTTGGTGGGGCATACTTTTATTCCGACCCACGGCTGGCACTGAATAAGCGTGACGAGTTGTTAGAAATGGTCGGCTACGACCCCGATTACGCCGCAGAGATCCCGATTCTGCGAGCGCAGTTGAGACAAGGAAATCGTTTGGTTTCCGATGAAGATGTGGGGCTGAATATTCCGTGGCAGAAATCCTTCGAAGAGGGTAGCTTCGCCACCACGCGACCGGTGTTGCTAAATCAGATCGACCGAATCTACGCCGAGAACCCCGACTTAATAAAAGACATCATTCGGGACACCGTGGTGCGGCAACGTCGCTACAAAGACGGCGGGCCGGTCCAGGGATTCTCGAAGGGTGGCGATGCGAAAAAGACCGTGCAGCAAATGGCGGACGAATTGCTCACCAAAGGTGTGAAGACGCCGGACCTGTCGAGGCGAGGGTTCATGCGGTTGCCGGATCTGGGCGGTCCCAAGGAGTCGAAGCTCCCGGTACCGGCCAAAGACATGGAGCGCTTCCAGACCGAGAAGACCACGGTCGACCCCCTCTCGGGTTCGGTGGAGAAAGTGGTCGAGAAGGTCGCGCAAACGCCGATGTCCAGACGTCAGGTGCTGCAGGGCGCACTTGCCCAAACCGCGCAACGGATACTGCCCTCGGTGGCTATGCAGCCCGTGAAGGACGTGGCGTCCGAGGTGGCCAAGACCGTAATGAAGCCTACCGTCTTCTCGCCTTCGACCATTCAGGGTGCGATCGCCCAAGGGCTGAAGCTGGGACAAAGTGACGAGCAGATCTTGAAGGCGGTCACCCAGCAATTCGGGGATGCGGTCGATCCCGAAGAGCTGTTGGATGTTAAAATTCCCGCGATGAGGGATCCCGGTGAGTATTATTCGGTGGGTGAAGAACTCGGCGCACCTGGGCCACTGGAGATCTTTAGGACATACACCGACAATTTCGGTGAGGATAATCTTAAACAAGTGATGCGAGAAATCAGGTCCGCGAACCCGGAGTTGTACAAGACGCTCAAGGATGCGGCGAGGGACACGGACATGACTATCGCGGAAATGATGCCGAGCTTAACCTACCGAAATAGGTTGAATGCGGCGCAAGAAAGAGCGTTGAGAAGCGGACAGCCTTTCGACCTCGAGAAATTTAAAAAGCGGTATGGCTATGAAGATCTGGATCCCGAAGACCTCGACGCGGAGGACCTCGACTATGATGATTACGATTGAGGCACTCAGCCGGTGGTTCGCTCCAGATGAATGTTCAATTATGAAACCGTCCACAAGTAGGACCCAATATGGCCACTAGCACTTTTCCGCAGCAGCAACAGCCATCGATGACCCCCGGGCCGGAGGATACCGAAGGTCTGATGGTCGACCTGGACGACGAGTTCGCGGAGATCGAGGAGCAGCCCGACGGCTCGGCGATCGTCCGAATGCGTGAATTCGCGGGTCCACAAGAGGATCCGGACTTCTACGAGAATCTGGCCGAGACAGTCCCTTCCTGGGAGTTGTCGAAGCTCGCGCTGAAGATGATCCAGCTGATCAAAGCGGATAAAGAAGCGCGGAAAGAGCGCGACAAGCAGTACGAGGAGGGGATCCGACGCACGGGTCTAGGGAAAGACGCCCCAGGTGGTGCGAATTTCGAGGGTGCATCTAAAGTCGTGCACCCGGTGATGGCCGAGGCCTGCGTCGATTTCGAGTCCAGGGCGATCAAAGAGCTTTTCCCGCCGGATGGTCCCGTACGGACGAATGTGGTGGGGGATGTGACCGACGAGCAAAAGAATCGGGCCGAGCGCAAGCGCGATTTCATGAACTGGCAGCTGACGAACCAGATCGTCGAGTTCCGGGATGAACAGGAGCAAATGCTCACTCAGCTCCCGCTTGGGGGTTCGCAGTTCCTGAAGCTGTGGTACGATCCGCAGAAAAAACGCCCCTGCGCCGAATTCGTCCCGATCGACAATCTGATCATCCCTTACGCGGCGGGGAGTTTCTACACCGCGAACCGTTGCGCCGAGATGCAGGACATCACCGAGCAGATGTTCAACGAGCGGATCGAGGCGGGGCTTTATCGTGACATTTCGGTCACCAGGGTCGCCGAGGAGCCAGAGCTTACCGAACCCGAAAAGGCGAACCAGAAGGTCGAGGGCAAGACTTGGACCGACGATGAGGACGGGCTGCGGCGTGTATACCACGTGATGGTGAACATGTCCTGCGAGTGGGATACGTTGTGCGACGGCGAAATCGCCCCTTATATTTTGATGATCGACGAGCAGACGACCGACGTGGTCGGCTGGTACCGGAATTGGGAAGAAGGGGACGAGACGCGCACGAAGCTCGACTGGATCATCGAGTTCAAATTCATCCCCTGGCGTGGTGCACTGGCGATCGGGTTCCCACATTTGATCGGCGGTATGTCGGCTGCACTTACTGGGGCACTCCGGGCGCTGCTGGACACGGCGCACATCAATAACGCGGCGACGATGCTCAAGCTCAAAGGGGCGAAGATTTCGGGCCAAAGCCAGAACGTCGACGTCACCCAGATCACCGAGATCGAGGGTGCGCCCGGGGTGGACGATATTCGCAAGATCGCGATGCCGATGCCCTTTAACCCGCCGTCCGAAGTGCTGTTCAAGCTTATGGGGTGGTTGACCGAAGCCGCGAAAGGCGTGGTGACCACGAGCGAGGAGAAGATCGCCGATATCGCCTCCACCGCTCCTGTTGGTACGACCCAGGCGCTGATCGAACAGGGCGCGGCGGTATTTAGCGCGATTCACGCCCGGTTGCACGAGTCGCAAAAGCGGGTGCTGATGGTGCTGCAGCGCATCAACCGCTGGTACCTCGACGAAATGATCATGCACGACGTCCCGGCGGAACTCGAAGTGAAGCGCGAGGACTTCAACCGGAACTCGGACGTGATCCCGGTGTCGGATCCGCATATCTTCTCCGAAACGCAGCGGATGGCACAGAATCAAGCCGTGCTGGCGCTGATGGACAAGAACCCGGACCTTTTCGACCGCCGTGCGGTTGTACACCGGGTGCTAAAGCAGATGAAGGTGCCGAACATCACCGAAATCATGCCCGCTGTGGCCGAACCGATGGAGATTAACGCTGCGGAGGAGAATGGTGCGATGTCGATCGGTCGCGCAGCATTCGCCTACCCACACCAAAACCACCTCGCGCATATCCAAGCGCACCTCGATTTCGCGATGAACCCGATGCTGGGCGCGAACCCGATGATCGCCCCGACTTTCATGCCGATGCTGGTCGAGCACATCAAGCAGCACGTGATCCTTTGGTACCTGGGCCACATGAACGGTTATGTCGAGAAAGCGCTCGGCAAGAAGCCCGAGGACTACGACGTCGCCGGAATCACCGGAGAGGTGGACAAGCTGTACGCACTCGCCTCGCAACACGTGATGATGGACTCGAAAGACGCTTTCGCGAAGGTCATGCCGGTGATCCAGCAGATTCAGCAGGTGCTAATGCAGCTCAAGCCCAAGCCCCCGATGGACGGAGGCGACCAAGTGATCCTCGAGACCTCAATGGCCGAAACGCAACGCCGTGCCGAGAACGACAAGGCGCGACTGGCGCTCGACGCCGAGAAGATCAAGCTCGAGGCGCTGGCCAAGAATCGCCAACAGCAAATCGACATCGCGCTCAACGCCAGCGATAATCTGACCGAAGAGCGAATCAAGACCGCAGAACTTACGCACGACGCGCAAAGGCTGCAATCCGAGCAGCTCGAAACTGCAATCACCGCGCAAGACAGCGCACAACGTGCACTAGGAGGCATGAATGGCTAACACCACGTACGAAATCAACGCATCGAAGGTAAATGTTCCTTACCACAAGAGGATCGCGATGGGCGAAAAGCTCGACGGCTCGTCCCTGCAGTCGAAGGGGAGCACCGAAGCGCCCGTCAAGAAGTCGGGCGGCGCATTGTCCTCGATGAAAAAGAAATAGCATGCGTTACGTCTCGGACTTCGTCGAGGCTCTGAAGTACGAGCAACAACGCTTGCGCGATGCAATGGCCGCAGGATCCCCTGCGACCTTTGAGGCCTACCAACGCCTAGTTGGCCAAAATCAAGGGCTTGAAAAAGCTCTGGATATTCTAAATAATCTTTTAATGGAAGAGGATTCCGATGACTGATAAACCGGAGGCTTCGAATGAAGCCGCTTTGCGGGAAGCATTTCCTGCTGTCGACCCCGGTGCTGTACCCGTAGGTGGCCGTATTTTGGTTCAGTGGCGTCAAACCCGCAAAACCGCGACCGCTGCAGGTCTACTAATCGTGGAAGAAACGAAAGAAACGGAAAAGTGGAACAATCAAGTCGCGAAGGTGATAGCGATTGGACCGCTGGCATTCAAAAAGCGAGACACACTCGAACCCTGGCCGGAGGGCAATTGGGTGGAGGTGGGCGATTACGTTCGCATGCCGAAGTGGGGCGGCGACAGGTGGGAGGTCGTGTACGGCGATCCGAAGCTGGGTGAAACCGCACTGTTCTCGATCTTCAATGACCACGAGGTGATCTCTAAAGTGACGGGTGATCCGTTGAAAGTGAAGGCCTTCCTATGAATGCGACCGAAAAGGCGGAGATGCAGGTCTCCGAAGCCCCGGACGGTTCAGCCATCGTCGAGATGGTGACGCCCGAGGAGATAAACACCGAGCAGAAGATGGAGCAGATCGGTGTCCAGAACGGGTTCGAGCGGGCGAACGCCAATTCGAACACCGACGCCGACGATGACGGCGAAGAGGTGGATCCCGAGCGCGAGGCAATCCGGGCGGCAAGGCGTGAAGAGCGGCACTTGAAGAAGCGCTTGACCAAAGCGAAGATCGAGGAGTCGAGCCACGTCATTAATTCGCTGCGCCGCGAGAATGAACGGATGGCCGAAAGGCTGGCGATCTTGGAGCGCAAAACGGCGGGGTCCGATCTTGCACGACTCGACAAGGCGATCGAGGACTCGCAGGTGCGGATGACGTACGCCAAGATGAAGATCAAAGAGGCGACCGAACAGGCGGATGGTGCAAGTCTGGCCGAAGCCCAAGAAGCGTGGTACGAAGCGAGGCGTCAGGCGGAAGCACTGGAGGCACTCAAGCGTAAAGCCGTCGAGACCGGTCCTACTTCGAACGTTCCCCAGGCTCCGGATCCTACCCTGAAAAAGCACGCCTCCAATTGGATGGCTCGCAACGACTGGTACGATCCCAACGGGCGGGATATGGACTCGCAGATCACCACCAAGATCGACGAGCAGCTGACGAAAGAAGGCTGGGATCCAAAGACCCCCGATTACTGGGAGGAGTTGGATAATAGATTGACAAAATACCTGCCTCACAGGTACAATTCGTCCAACGATGACCGTTCGTCATCCAATCGGAGACCTCGTTCGGTGGTTACTGGCTCAGGTAGAGAATCAGCACACGGCAATCGCAACGATAGCAATGCAGGATTCCATTTGTCGCCAGAGCGGGTAATAGCGATCAAAGAAGCGGGTAAGTGGGATAGTCTCGCCGAGCGCAAGAAAATGATCCAGAAATACATGGAATATGACCGCATGCACGGAACAAGGAATAACTGAAATGAGAGACGAACGACTCAAAAAGAATCTTTCGGCAGGTGGCCGTGAGTCCCGCGCAATGCAGGACGGAAGACAGTCAGCTGACGAGAGCTTGGCAAGCAGCCGCGAACGTCGTAGGATGTTCAGAGACGAGTGGATTCAAGAATCCCTCCCCAAACCACCCGGAATTCCGGGATTTCATCTGTGTTGGCTATCCTCCACCAACGGCTACGATCCGATCCACAAGCGATTGCGGATGGGTTACACGCCGGTAAAACCCGAGGAAGTTCCTGGCTTTGAGAATTACCGAGTAAAAGCAGGGGAGCATGAAGGGTTTATCGCTTGTAACGAAATGCTACTGTACAAGATCCCCGAAGACATTTACCAAGGGATCATGGAAGAATTTCACCACTACGCTCCCCAGGACGAAGCGGACAAAATCCGTGTTCAGGCCGAGCAGCAGTTGGGTCGAGATTCGCGCGGTAGGTCTCTCGGTATGCTCGAAGGTGATGGTATCGCTTCTATGGATGAAGAACGCCCCGTGCCAGTTTTTAACTGACGGATTCTATTCTTAGGAGATATCGATGTCTGCTACATCTGCTCCGTTTGGCTTGCGTCCAGCATTTCACCCTTCGGGTCTGGACAGAGCTGCCGCGCTTGCCAACGGTATTCAAGCCGTTTCCACTTCTGGGAACGTTTCTTTAGGTTATGCCACCACCATTCTCAAGGGTCAGCCCGTGAAGATGGACACTGGTGGTTACATCGTGGTCGCTGCCGCTGGTGACGCCTTCCTGGGCGCTTTCGCCGGTGTCGAGTGGACCGACGCTACTGGTCGTCGCCGGGTTTCGAATTACTGGCCAGCCAGTGAATCGTTCCAAGTAGGTTCGGTAGTCGCCTATTATTATCAGGACCCCAACATCGTGTACGAGATCCAGTCGGACGGCACCCTCGCCCAGACTTCGATCGGCGACGAGGCGAACCTGAGCAATACTACGGCGGGTTCCACCACCACGGGTCTCTCGCAGGCTACCCTGTCCAACACACTGGCCGGTTCCGGTAATAACGCTCAAATGCGCATTATCGACATCGCCCCGTACCCGGACAATGCCTGGGGTGACAATTTCGTCATCGTACGCGCTCAGATTTCGAAGAGCCAGTACGTTGCCGCTTCTAACGCTATCTAAGGAGGGCTAAGAAATGGCAGCCCCGATGCGCAGTACCGACTTTCGGTCGATAGTCGAGCCTATCCTTAACGAATGCTTTGACGGTATTTACGAGCAACGCAAGGACGAGTGGTCGAGAGTCTTCCGCGAGGAGCAAGGCATTCCTCGTAATTACCACGAAGAGCCAGTCCTGTACGGATTTGGCGCAGCACCTCAACTGCCTGATGGTACTCCAGTGACCTATCAGCAGGGTGGTGTGCTCTTCCTCAAGCGCTACGTGTACAACGTTTATGGCTTGGCCTTTGCGTTGACCAAAGTGCTCGTGGAAGACGGCGACCACATCCGGATCGGTCAGGTTTACGCCAAGCACCTCGCACAGTCTCTCATCGAGACCAAAGAGACGCTGTCGGCGAACGTGCTGAACCGCGCCTTCAACAGTTCCTACCCCGGTGGCGACGGTGTGTCATTGATTAACACTGCACACCCCATCGTTAACGGCTCCTTTAGCAACCAGCTCTCCACCGCTGCGAACCTTTCGCAGACCTCGCTTGAGCAGATGCTCATTCAGGTCCGTCAGGCAGTGGACAACAACGGCAAGAAGATCCGCCTCGTGCCCCGCCAGTTGGTGGTCGCACCCGGTAACGTCTTCCAGGCCGAAGTGTTGCTCAAGTCCGTGCTCCGCGCAGGTACCGCGAATAACGACATCAACCCGGTCAAGTCGATTGGCTTGCTCGACGAGGGTGCCGCAGTTCTTTCGCGTCTTACCTCGGCAACGGCTTGGTGGGTGCAGACTGATGCTCCTGAAGGCATGAAGCTCATGATGCGTCGTGCGCTTGAGAAGACGATGGAAGGTGACTTCGAAACTGACTCGATGCGCTACAAGGCGACCGAGCGTTACGACGTCGGCTTCACCGATCCTCGGGCAATGTACGGCACTCCTGGCGTCTAAATTGCGGGGGCGCGAGCCCCTGCTCCAACTAGGAGAGTCAAATGGCGTACGATAATGAAGTAACCAATATCGCGGGTATGCTTTCCGCGATCACGGCGACCATTGCCTATACCGACACTACGGCGGTGACGATTGGTACCCTGCCCAAAAATGCTCAGATCGTCAATGTTAATATTGATGTGACCACGGCATTCAATGCAGGAACGACCAACACCGTAACGGTCGGAAAGACTGGATCCGCTGCGGCCTATGTCGCTGCGACTTCGGTTGGCACGGCTGGTCGCGCATCGGTGGCTACGACTGGGGTGTACAGTGCCTGGGCGGATGTAGGAAACAGCGACGTTGATTACGCGACTGTGACTTTCAGCCAAACTGGTACCGCTGCATCTGCTGGCGCGGCTCGTGTAACGATCGTTTACAAATCGCCAACGTAAGGGGGCATCATGGGCCAATTTAAACCAATGGTCAAAATGATGACTACCGAGCCTTCGGTAATGTTAAAGCTCAAGAGCGGCGGATCTGCCTCTCACAAGCGGCTCATGAAAGAGGGCGGCGAAATGGGCCATAAACCCATGGGAAAAGCGATCGGTGGCGCGATGGGCGCTTTAGCGGGTTCACCCCCTCCGACCACCCCAATCGGTAACCCTGCTGCAGCAAGAGCGATGGCTACTCGCCGAATGGCGAAAGCTCCGACTCCAGCGGCGGCATCGGTTCCTCGTGTTGGACCTGCTCCCGCCCCTGCAATGCCAATGGGTCGTCCGATGATGCGCAAGAAAGGTGGCGCATTGGAGGCGCTCAAAGAGCATGCCGGTAAACCTGCCTCGAAAGCGCATAAGGGATTGAGGACGGGGGGTGTCGCTAAGTCGACGAAACCGGGTGAGTACGCGACCGGCGGCGTGGTGGATGGTCAAGGTGGGTTCAAGAATGGCGGCATCATCAAGACGATGACCAAGAAGACGACGAAGGTGGTTGAGGCAAAACCCGACCATAATTCTGCGCCTACTGGTGACGTCAAGATGGGGAATGCTGGTGGCTACAAGAAAGGTGGTGCCACAAAAAAGCATTTTGCTACGGGGGGCGTAGTTGATTCGGGCCGACCCGTAGCAATGCCGAAAAAGGCTCCTTCCAAACCCGTCGCGATTTCCCAGCTTTCCGGGACATTCAAGAAGGGTGGTCAGGTAGCTTGTTAATAGTAGGGGGCTTCGGCCCCCGCTAACACCGGGGAACAACGTGAAGGTTCAAACAGTATCGAAAACCGGAGTCGGATCGAGCGATTCTTTGGTAATGAACACCAACATCAGCCCCTTTAACGTAGGATTCGGGGTTATAGTTACCGGGACGGTGAATTACACCGTGCAGCATACTTTCGATGACCCTGCGACGGGATTCTCAACGTGGTTTTCACATCCGACGGTAGCTTCGCAAGCGGCGAATGCCGACGGCAATTATGCTTTCCCCGTTACTGGTATTAAGGTGTTAGTAAATTCCGGTTCGGGTACCGCGACCCTGAAGCTGGTTCAGGCAGGCATTTAATGGGAATCGTCGGATATTCCGGCGTAGCTAATCAGGCCAATACGTCCGATGGGTTCGCTCGCGGCGTAGGGGCTCAAAACGTAATCGGCGGTACGGATTGGGGCTTGGATGTTGGTGATAATGGGGTGGTAGATATGTACGGGAACGCTCCGGTAACGACGTCCTACATTCTTGACGAAGCGACCCCAGGATACGTCCTTCAAGAAGACAATAGTAAAATCGTATTGGAGGCCTCGTAATGGCTGATCAGAAAATCTCCGCGATGCCTGCCGCCGCCACCCTAACGGGTGCGGAGCTTGTGCCGCTTGTTCAGAGCGGTGCGAACGTAAAGGCTACGCTTGACTCCATCAGGGCCTACGACGCCTCTTACGGCGCTTTTAGCAGTAACCTTGACCAGACTGGCAGCGTTAGTGCTGGGACGGTTATGACTTTCAATTCGGTCGACGTTGCAGACGGTGTTACGGTGGTGAGCAACAGCCGCATTACTGTGCCGAGGACCGGAGTTTATAATCTTCAGTTTAGTGCTCAATTCAAAAACGTCGAAAACACGCAAGAGGACGTTACCATTTGGTTTCGAGTAAATGGTGCAGATCTCGCGAACTCGGCGACCCAGGTAACGATCCCAGCCAGGAAGTCGGCCAGTATTTTTGGGTATGGAGTCACGGCCTGGAATATTTTTCTGTCGCTTACCGCAGCCCAGTATGCCGAAATCGTATGGCTTCCAACGGTCGCGACCTTGACGATGGAGGCCCTACCTGCCAGCGTATCACCGACTTACCCCGCGATCCCTTCCGTTATCGCTACCATGAATCAGGTGGCTTAAATGCCAGCCAAGTCCAAGGCCCAATTTCGGTTAATGAAAGCAGCGGAGCATAACCCCGCATTCGCGAAGAAGGTCGGGATTCCGTCTTCGGTAGCTTCCGAGTATACTTCTAGTAACGTGAAGGGCAAGTCTTATGCGAAGCTACCTGAAAGAAAAGCTAAGGGCGGTGTTGCACTTGCTGTCGGACGTGGTGAAAAGCTGGCGACATCTGAGGGCGCAGGCCTCACGGCCAAAGGAAGAGCCAAGTACAACCGGGAAACCGGATCGAACCTGAAAGCTCCCCAGCCACAGGGGGGTTCACGGAAGGATAGTTTCTGTGCTAGAATGTCGGGTGTCGTGAAGAACGCGTCGGGCGATGCGCCACGAGCCAAGGCAAGTCTCCGCAGGTGGAAATGCCCCGGATGGTAAAGGACTTTCATGACGACTTCGGGTACAGTCGGCACCACAATAGTAACGGTTCAAGAGTTCATAGACGAGGGTGCTCGCAAGTGCGGTAAACTCGCGGAAGAGCTTACCAACGAACAGACCAGATCCGCAAAGCAGAATCTCACTTTTCTGCTGTCTGCGCTGATCAACAAAGGTATTCAGTATTGGGCAATCGACAAGCTGGTAATTGGTCTTAAACCCGACCAGTACCAATACGAGTTACCGCTGGGTTCGAATGACGCGCTAAATGTGCTTTATCGCACGATGAATCGCCCCTCGGGTACGTACGCTTCGTCTGCCGGTGGTACCGTGGCTTTTGCTTTCGATAGTGATACCAGCACTTATTGCCAGCAGTCGTCACCAAATGGTAATATTTCGATCCAATACGGTTCGGGAAATCCCGAATACATAGGCTCAATCGGTCTTCTACCTTACGTCTCCGGTGGCGGTGACGCGGTCTGGACGTTGACTCTCGAATACTCGAACGATCTTGGGGTGACCTGGAACACGCTCCATAACCTCGGGACCGTGACCGTCACCGATAACCAATGGCTCTGGACCGATATAGATCCTGGGCAGGATGTTACCGGATACCGCGTCCGGGCCTCCGGAGGTACCACGCTTGCACTCCGAGAGTTCTACCTGGGTAATAATAGCCGAGAGATTCAGATGGCCCGTCTGAACCGCGACGACTACACCAACTTGCCAAACAAGAACTTCACGGCGAACCAGCCCTACCAGTATTGGTTCGATCGCACGATCCCCCAGCCTACGCTCTATTTGTGGCCGACGCCGAGTGATGCTTTCATTCAAATGACCGTCTGGTACTCGCGACTCGTTCAAGACGTGGGTAAGCTCTCGAACACCCTCGAAATCCCTGATCGCTGGTGTCTGGCAATCCAGTACATGCTTGCGCAACATATGGCGCTCTCGCTTCCCGCAGTAGCAGTAGATCGTGCGAAGTACTTAAAAGAACTCGCCGATCAATATTTCAATGAAGCCGAGCAGGAAGAGCGCGACAAGTCCCCGATTTACTGGGCCCCAAACATTGCGGTGTACACCCGATAATGCCGATCTTTCTCGATACCACCGGTAATTCTTCGCTTGCAATTGCAGTCTGCGATCGCTGTAAGATGAAGCGTTATTACTCGGTGATGCGCAAGGATCCGAACTTCCCCGGGCTGCGTGTCTGCGACCAGGGGTGCGCGGATCAATTCGACCCGTATAGACTCCCGGCCAGAAAGACCGAGCGTATTAACTTACGCTTTCCTCGCCCGGACGTCTCGGTGGCGGACGACAACGAGTACTTGGTCACGAGCACGGGAAATAATCTGCAGATTTCTTCAACGCAGAACAATAACACCCCGGGCAATAACGGAAATATCAACCCCTTGACTCCGAGCACCTGATATGGCCGCACAAATTTCAATTAATCAGCTGCCACCTGCGGGTGCGATCACAGGCTCGGAGCTGGTACCGGTCGTACAGAACGGGCAGACCGTTCAGACGACTACGGGCGCGATTGCTGCGACTCCAAGTCAGACGCAGACGTTCCTGACTATGAATCAGGAGCTTTCGTTATCGAACAGCCGTTACTTGGCCGTAAATACTGGTCTGGGACTAACGGACGGTGGTGCCACGTCTTTCCTTCGGATTTCGCTTAACGGCGCATCAGGTTCGCTCGAGGCCGCAGGTTCGGGTATTATCGTTAAAAATTCGGCCAGTACTGTGGTGGCAAGGCAGATCGCGACTTCCGGCGTCGGTCTTTCGGTAGCGAACGCTGACGGTACCGGTGCGAATCCGACGCTCTCGCTTTCCGGGCTGGCCGCAGCCTTCGCGAATCTCGGGGGCTCCGGGATCCCCTACGTCAATGCGGGTACTACCACCGGATTGCGGTTAATCGCGGGGACCGCCGGTCAGATCGACGTTACGAATGGAAACGCAGTAGCCGGAAATCCGACAATTGCGATCTCCGATAATCCGACGCTGCCGGGTACTGGTGCGGTATTGGTTCCATCAGGGTCCTCGGCTCAGCGTCCAGGCGGTATCGACGGGCAGTTTCGATATAATTCGACACTTAATGCCTTTGAGGGTTACACGTCCAGCTCCTGGCAGCAGTTTTCACTCACAGGCGGCGTAGTTACATTCAGTGCTGGAACCACCGGGTTCCTACCCGCTGCGCCTACGGGCGGGAATATCGTTCTGTCCGGCATATTAAACGTCGGGAATGGCGGTACGGGTGCATCGTCACTAACTGGATATGTGGTCGGGAACGGTTCTTCCGCTTTTACGGCCTCCGCGACAATTCCGACTTCAGACCTATCCGGGACAATCTCCAACGCTCAACTCGCCAATAGTTCAGTCACTTACAACGGCATAACGGTCGCACTGGGTGCATCAGGTACTATCACTGCAGCTAACCCTAATGCATTAACAATTGGCACGGGATTGAGTGGAACAAGCTACGACGGCTCGACACCAGTAACGATCGCAATATCAAACACAGGCGTAACGGCTGCTTCCTATGGCGCGGCCTCCAAAACCCTGACCGCTACGGTTAACGCGCAGGGTCAGTTAACTGCACTTGCCGATACAAATATCGCGATTACGAATACTCAGGTGTCCGGCCTGGGGACAATGTCTACGCAAAACGCCAGCAGCGTTACAATCACCGGAGGGTCGATCAATGGCACGACTATCGGTGCGTCCACCGCTGCGGCTGGTACATTCACTTCAGTTACGACCACATCAGGCACGATTAGCACAACGCCTACAAACCCGACTGATATTGCAAACAAGTCCTACGTCGACACGATCGCGGCACAAGGCATCACTTACCACACACCGGTAAAATACGAAGCGCCTAACCCCCTAACTGCGACTTATAACAACGGGGCTGCAGGTGTCGGGGCCACTTTAACAAACGCGGGTGCTCTGACGGCTTTCACGCCCGACGGAGTGGTAGCTTCGCTGAATGATCGTATTTTAGTATATAATCAAGCCGCACCGGCTCAAAATGGTGTTTACACGGTAACTACGGTCGGCAGCGGGTCGGTCGCATGGGTTCTGACTCGAGCCACCGACGCGAATAGTTACGGCTTGAAAAGCCCAACAGCTCTAGGTGAGGGCGACGCATTTTTCGTCACTTCGGGCCTTACCGGAGCTGGCGAGACTTACGTCTGCAATACCTCGGGCACGATCACCTTTGGAACGACGCCGATAACGTTCGTTCAGGTGTCCTCGGCACAGATTTACAGCGCGGGCACGGGACTCACCCTCTCCGGTACGCAGTTTTCGATCACTAATACCGGTGTGACGGCCGCAGCTTATGGGTCCGCCTCACAGGTTCCGACCTTTACGGTTAATGCTCAGGGCCAAATAACCGTTGCTGCGAATGCTTCGATCGCCATTAACGCGAATCAGATTACCTCCGGATCGATTACCAACGCTCAGCTTGCCAATAGCTCGATCACCATCAATGGTAATTCGGTAAGCCTGGGTGGATCGACAACGATTACGGCTGCAAATCCAAACGCGCTAACAGTGGGTACCGGTTTGGTTTTGAACACCGGAACTACCTATGATGGGTCGGCGGCAAGAACTATTTCGCTCGGCACAAGCGGGGTGACAGCCGCGACTTACGGGTCGGCCTCCCAAGTGCCAGTTTTCGCGGTGGACACCTATGGGCGAGTTACATCCGTTACGAACACTTCGATCGCAATCGCTGCCGCAGCAGTCTCTGGCTTGGCCGCATCGGCTACTACGGACACTACAAACGCTGCTAATATCACTTCTGGCACTCTGCCTGCTGCCCGCCTGTCTGGTTCTTATACTGGTATTACAGGTGTTGGCACTCTCGCTGCGGGTACCTGGAATGGTTCGACGATCGGGGTCGGTTATGGCGGAACCGGAAACACGGCGACTCCCACCAACGGACAGCTTTTAATTGGTAATGGCACCGGTTATACGCTGAGCACACTCACCGCAGGGACTAACGTTACCATTTCAAATACCGCAGGCGGTATCACGGTTTCTGCTACCCCGGCTGCAGGTGGTACTGTGACTTCGGTAGCGATGACGGTCCCAGCCTTTTTGTCAGTCACGGGATCTCCCATTACGACTAGCGGTACCTTGGCGGTTACATTGTCCGGGGTCGCGCTGCCGGTGGCAAATGGTGGATCTGGAGCAACGACTTTAACCGGGTACATTAAGGGCAATGGCACTTCAGCTTTTACTGCGTCGGCTACTATTCCCAGTTCTGACATTACTGGCCTCGGTACGATGGCCACTCAGAATGCAAATAGCGTAGCAATCACTGGTGGTTCGATCAATGGTACCACGATTGGCGCGACGACTGCTGCAGCTGTCACTGGAACTACGATCACCGCTTCCACGCAATTCACAGGACCTGGAACGGGATTGACCGGAACTGCTGCGAGTCTTTCTATCGGTGGTAACGCTGCTACGGCTACGACCGCCACGACCGCCACGACCGCCACAAATGCTACGAATATTGGTACAACCGCCAACGTCACAAATGCTAACTACTATTTAACGCTGGTTGCAGCCACCAGTGGTAATCAGGCCGCGCAGGTGTCGTCCGGCTTGACAGCGAACCCATCAACTGGCAAAATGACGGCTGGCATCGCCGGAGGGGCATTTTAATGTCACAATCAGGTTACACCCCAATACTTATATACGGAAGCGCCACGGCTACTGCTGTACCCACGGCTGGTAATTTAACGTCTTCGGCCAACGGCGCGGAACTCGCGCTCAACTATACGGACGGCAAGCTTTATTACAAGGATAACGGCGGGACTGTCAGGCTTTTGGCCGACAAAATCTCGGTTTCCGTGGCCTCGGCTAATGGCTTCGCCGGGACCGTCGCTCAAGCTACCGCGACATCCACTCCTGCGATCACACTCACCACCTCGGTGAACGGCATCATTTACGGCAATGGCACCGCCATGCAGGCCGTGACAGTAGGGTCAGGCTTGAGCTTTGTCTCAGGTACGCTTTCTGCCACCTCGACTGGTGTGACTACCATCTCATTTGGTACCACTGGCCTTACTCCGGCGACCGCCACAGGCGGGGCGGTTACTGTGGCGGGAACTCTCGCCATAGCCAACGGTGGAACTAATGGTTCAGCAACGCCAACCGCTGGTGGCGTGAGCTACGGGACAGGGAGTGCTTACGCTTTCACTGCTCAAGGTGTCCCAGGTCAGGTCCTAACTTCTAACGGGGCTGCTGCGCCATCATTTCAGGCACTCACAGTGACCGACAATTCTCTTCTGTATTATTTCTTTACCTAATGGGAAAAGATCATGCCTAGCACCCCAAAGTCAGTTTCGGCTACAGTTAATTCGACCACGCCTTCCACCATTTACACAGTTCCTGCGTCTACCACTGCGGTGGTAAAGACCGCTATGGTGACTGGGCTTACGGCAAACTCGTATCCGCAGGTTACGCTAAATAAAGTTTCAAGTGGTGTTACTTACCCATTATCTGTAGCTGCTGTGTCGGGATATGCTGCCGGTGCAAATTGGCCAGCGCAAGAAACTAAAAATCTTCTACCCGGACCCATTACGCTTGCAACGGGCGAGTCCATTACCATCACTGCCAATACCACGCCAAGTGTCATTGAACTTACGTCAACGACTTTAACAAGCACTCAATTTACTCCGACTAACGCGTTTTATCTAAATTCTTATTGGATACTTACAGGTAATAACAATATAACTGGTCAAGCTGTTATAAATTACAGTACAGATGGCGTTACCTGGACTGAATCTGCATTGGGTTGGTGGAACAAATACCCTAGAACTATGGCTTTCGGCAACGGCTACTATATAGTGACGTCTGCTGGTCTTGACGATATTTATTACGCGACGAATATTGCTGGACCTTGGACGGCAGTGTCGGTGACGGCGGCCACGAATGCTGGTGTTAACGGCTTGGCTTATGCCGCAGGTCGATTCATAATCCTTGCCGCCAATGGTATTTACGTGTCGCCTTCAAACGTCCCCACGTCTTTCTCCGTACTGCCGTGGGGGCAATATTACGCATGGTACGACTGCAAAGAAATCGGAGGTAAAGCAGTATTTACGGGTTCAAACGGTACACAAATCGGCGCGACTTCTGATTTCGTAAATTTTTCTGGGTTTGGTGTTTACACAAGTGCTTTATACGCTTACAACATAGACGGTAACTATTCGCAATTTCCAGTAGCAATTGACCAAAGTACGGGAAATTACTTCGTAAAAATAACGTCGGTCACGCAGGGTGCAACCGCAGGTTCGCCTTGTGCGCTTAGGTCTACTGACGGTGGCGTGACATGGTCAGCGGTAAGTGGTATCCCTTCAAGTGGATATTCTTATGGTTCTGTCCCTGGAATTGCTCAGACCTATTTGATAAGCGGTGCTAATAACGCACACCATACAGTTATAGACAATGGAAACGGGGCCAACGGTCGCGCTAACTATGCTTACAGCTCGGATAATGGTAGCACTTGGACTGCTGGAAGCACTGCGGCTTTTTATGCTGGCGTATGGGTAAATGGTAGTGTCGTGTATACAGCGGTATTTCCAGGGTCAAATTATGTTCTGGCTGTAAGAAATAATATTGAGCCGTTTGCTATTTATACGATAGGCGCTACAGGTCTTACTCAAGTTTTCACCTCGGGGGGCTCAGGCGGACGTTATTGGATGTATGCGAATAGAGTGCCCCAAATCGCTTATAAAGCATCTACCGGTTATTACTATATGACTGGGTGGGATAATGGTGCTGGCTCCTCATACATAATGTATTCCAATACCCCAACAACCTCTTGGAATTTCATGGGAACCACCGGTGTCGGTAATACCATCACAGGATTTTGTACTCGTAGTGGATCAGGATTTATATATGGTTTAAATGGTGTTCTTAACACAAGCACCAGCGATACCAGTTTATCTGTTGTTTATACCTACAGCATGCCTGGGGGTTCTGAGATTACGAGTATTTGGAGGCAAGGTAGCACTATTTTTGCGGCTAATAATGGCGGTTATGTTGCCAGATCCACCGACGACGGCGTTACTTGGACCATTGTAGGAGGGCAATATACCGTTGCTGATGGGAATATCTCGGTTTATCTTTCGGGCAAGCTAAATTATGACACCACAAGAAGCCGGTACATTTGCACGAATACAGGTGCAAACACAGGCGCTTATGTCCAACAATCCACGAATGGCGCGACCTGGACAGGCTGGTTTACCACTGTAGGAGGCGGGTATAAACTTGCCTCAACCGCTAACTTTATCTATTTGTGTGGAAATTCGACCGATAAAGCCATGAGAATACCGATTAGCGGCGCTACGGGCTCTCAAATCCCTGTCTCTTATTCTTCAATGCCCTCCGCAAATAAATGGCGTGTGAATTCTTCGAGTGGTCAAGCAAACCAAATCGTAAATATCGGGACTACGCTTTATAGCAATTATTCAAGCAACCCCTCTAGCTCTTTCGCGGTAAACGCAACAGATGCCAGCGTAGCTACCCAAGCCTATGGATTCCCAGCTACGGGAATTAACGGACTCAAATATCTTGAGTTAGGTGCAGGTGGTGTTGCCGGGTTTGTGATAGCCACTAATGGCTCAAGTATTTTGTTAGCCAATTATAACAGTAATGATTCGACATTGAATTCTGGTTATGCCGTAGTCGGCATACCTACCAGTACGTCTAATATTCTTGGCGCTGGCGCTGTCACTCTAGGTGTTGTTGAACAATCTTAAAAGGAACTATTATGCAAGTCGAATTTACCGCGAACAGTTTTGATACTTATGATGAGAATCCCGAGTATCATCATGTGCAATTCAGGTTCATGATTACCATTGAAGAGGCTAATCATTTGATAAAAATACTTAAAAGTATCGATGATTATGACGCTAAGCACACTGCTTTAAGATTTTCGCAGTTCGTAAAGGCTTTCGGTCCTATGGCAATTAAAGAGCAAATGGCCATAGATAAAGAGAATGCTCAAGCCCAAGCTCAGGTAACGGAGGCTTAATATGTTTCTGCGCCTACCGATGGAACTAGCTAACCAGATTATTGGCTACCTGGGTACCCGCCCGTACCAAGAGGTCTACCAACTAATCGACGGCATGAAGGAGGCTGCAAAGCCGCCCATGACCCCGTTGCAAGAAGTACCTACCGAGGAACAAGAGGCAGCTTGATATGAGCGACGACCTGGACAAGCGCTTATCGGTCCATGAAGCGATTTGCGAGCAGCGCTATAAAAATATTGAGGAGTCACTCGATAACGGTAAGGCTCGGATGAAACATATCGAGTGGCTGCTTTACGCCACTATCCTTGCCGTGTTGTTTGGTCCAGGTGTCGCCGCAACGTTCGTAAAACGACTGTTGGGCATTTGATGGACGATAAAACTCACGAACTAGCAGTTCTTAAAGCGCAAGCCAAGATCAGGCTTGAAGAACTTAAAGCGCAAGACTCGGCCAAAGAAGTAGCAGGAAAAGCCATAGGCGAAGATGGGCTGCTTTATATCTTCCTGATCGTACTTGTGGGTGTTGGCGCTTCTCTTTTCCTTGACGGCGAGAAGATCGCGGCTGTTATGGGTCTTCTTGGCGCTTCACTTACTGCACTTATTCAAATGCTGAATGGGATCGCAGGTACTGCGCCGAAGCAGGAGAAGCCTGAATTTGAGGTCATTAAAGACCTAATCACCCGCCTGGATAAGTTGGATCGCGCTGAACCCCCCATGCAAGTGGATGTCGAGGGCAGCAAAGTGACGGTAAAGAAGGGCGCCGACGTTGTAACGGCTAGGGGATAGTGATGCTGGACATTATTGGCGGCGGTCTTTTCGGCACGATCTTCGGAGGTCTGTTTCGACTGGCTCCAGAAGTCTTGAAGTTCCTGGATCGTAAAAACGAACGCCAACACGAACTCTCGATGTTCAACCGGCAATGCGAACTTGAGCAGCTGCGTGGTCAACAGAAGCTTGCCGAGATCGGGGCTGAGCGCGACAAGGCGATCGACACTGGTGTCATGTCCGCATTTGAGGCCGCGATCAATTCACAGACCGAAATGGCTAAAGCTGCCGGTGGTTGGGTGGCTTCGTTATCTGCCTCGGTTCGGCCTGTAGTCACTTATTGGATTCTCGCGATTTGGTCCGCCTCGCACATTTGGTTCGCGATCATCGCCTCGCGCGAGGGTCTTCCCGTGCAGGAAGTGTTCAAAATGATAATGTCGCCCGACTTCGCCGCATTAGTGGCAGGCACCTTTAATTATTGGTTCCTCGATCGTACCTTGAAGGCTAGAGGCCTCGCGTGAAGCTCGATCTGGCTAAAGAGCTTTGCAAGCGCTTTGAAGGGTTCTCGGCCAAGCCTTATCTCTGCCCCGCAGGCGTGTGGACGATCGGGTACGGGTCCACCTATTACCAGAGCGGCGATCGTGTTACCAGGGATGACCCTCCGGTCACTCGCGAATATGCCGAGCAGTTATTGATGCACGAACTCTTGCATACTTACGCACCTGGGGCGGTCAGACAATGCCCGGTGCTTCTCGCTGTAGCCGTAAAAGATCGCGACTGGGGTAAATTGAACGCTATAGTCGATTTCTGTTACAATTTGGGTGTCGGACGATTGCAAACATCGACACTCAAGCGCAAGATCAACGCTCAGGACTGGGAAGGCGCGAAAGAGCAGCTCATGCTCTGGACTCGAGGGGGTGGTAAAGTGTTGCGAGGTCTGGTGATCCGTAGGCAAGCCGAGTGTGCACTAATAGGATGAAATCATGGCAGTAACGATGACTTACACGAGCCTTGCTGCAGACGTTCAATCCTATCTGGAGCGCACAGATACGGCCACGATCGACAAGATCCCCACATTTATTATGCTCGCCGAGCAGATCCTGGCGGCGGAGATAAAATTCCTCGGTAATCTCACAGTTGACACCTCGACTCTCACCGCAAGCGATCCGGTGGTAGCTAAACCCGCTCGCTGGCGCAAGACGGTCTCGATCAATATTACCGTCGCTGGGGAACGTCGACCGGTGCTTGAACGCCGCTATGAATACATTCGTAATTACTGGCCGGACCCGACCGAGACCGGAGTACCGCTTTACTACGCGGACTACGATTACACGCATTGGTTCCTCGGACCCACACCGGCTGCGGCTTATTCTTTCGAAGTGTTGTACTACGAGCGCCCGGTACCTTTAGATTCTACGAACCAGACGAATTGGTTCACCGAGTATGCACCGCAGGCTATGCTCTACGGTTCGCTTTTGCAAGCAATGCCGTTCTTGAAGAATGATCCTCGGATTCCGACTTGGCAGTCGATGTACGACAAATATGTAGCCGAACTCAAGACCGAGGACAAACTCCGCATCGCCGATCGTCAAGCCGTAGCCGTGGACACATGATATGCCTACTTACGTCTCACCTTTTACCGGCGACATTGTTCAGCCTACCGATGTAAGCTACCGGTCATTTACGCTTTCTGCGAACACGACGCTCGAATGGCCACTGGCTAACAGTAATACCGGGACTTACGCCTCCAGGATCATGGAGGTGCTACCGACGACTGCGGGGCTCACGCTGCGGATGCCTGCCGCAAACGCCACGTCGGTCGGCACGGACTCGCTTATTCGTAACCTGGGAGCGAGTTCTTTCACGGTGGCGGACTCCGCCGGGAACACGATAGTTACAATCGCCGCAGGAGAGGCGCAATACATTTACGTCACGACCAACTCGACTGTCGCTGGTACTTGGGGGGTGATCGCTTTCGGAATAGGTTCCTCTGGAGCAGATGCGGCAGCACTCGCCGGAAAGGGACTCCTGGCGATCACGACCACTTTGAACCAAAGTCACCCGGTCCTGGCTGCGTCTTCAGGTGGTACTTTCGCTACAGCTGATCGGGCACAGACGCGGCTATGGTCAGGTGGTGCGGGGACTTATATATTACCCGCTGCGGTCACACTGGGCGACAATTGGTTCACGTTAGTTAAAAACAACGGCACCGGGACTTTCACGGTATCTACCACTGGTGCTGAACTAATCGATGGCGCATCTGCCAAGGTATTTAATCCTGGCGAATCCGCATTTATCATCTGCACAGGAACTGCCTACATAACGGTTGGATACGGAAATAGCGCCTCTTTTGCTTTCACTGCGTTGGTAAAATCCGTGGCTCCGGGCGGTACTACGACGTTAAATTCGAATGAGGCATCTAACAATATTCAAACGTTTACCGGTGCATTGACCAGTAACGCTACGGTGATTTACCCGCCGGTCGTAAACCTTTATGTAGTAAACAATCAGACTTCTGGTGCTTTTTCGCTCACTTTGAGCACCGGCCTCGGCGCGACCACTACGGTAACCCAAGGTACTCGCTCCACTGTAATCTGCGACGGTACGAACTTTTACACCGCGAGTTCCGCATCGGTAACCTCCGCGAGCGTGACGTTGGTTGATGGTACTGTGACGGCTCCCTCGCTATCTTTTGCCGCTGAGACTGGCACTGGCCTTTGGCGTCCAGGCGCTGGGCAACTCGCATTGGCCGTGACTGGTGTAAATAAATTCCTGCTTACCTCCGAGGGCTTAGCTGGGGGCGCATTTTAATGACCCTTAAAGTCTTTGCACTTGACACTAAACCCGGCATTCAAAGGGATGGGACGCTCTTCGACAAGCTTTACTACACGGACGGTCGATGGGTGAGATTTCAACGCGGTAGACCTAGGAAGATCGGCGGGTACTCGAAAATCACCGGCGCGATTCGAGGTCCGGTACGTGGAATGTTCGTAAATCCGCAAGGTGCATTGAACAACGTCTTTACCGGCTATTCGGGCGGGTTGCAGAAAACCCCTGTTGATAACAGTGGGGTGGGGTCAGGTGTCTCAGATATCACGTTAACAAGTTTTACCGCTAATGCTAACAACTTGTGGCAGTTCGATTCCTTTACCGATACGCTCGGCTCCGGTCTCACTTACCTGCTCGCGCACCCAGGACAAAATCTTGCGGACTTGAACAGTTCAGTCAACACCCCAGTGCTCGCGGGTGACATCACCGGATCAACCCTTGGTAAAATCGGAACATTTACAGAGTCGGTCAGTCTAACTACTGGTCTGAATACAGGTACTGTCGCCACGGCGAACCCATTGATCGGCGCAGGGCAGACAGTCGGACCGACTGCTAACTTCGCGGCGGGTACCACGGTGGTGAGTGTGGTCGGTACAACGATTACGTTCTCCACTAACGCGCTCACCACTGGATCCGCAACGCTGACATTCGACAACAACGTCAGTGTCTCGGGTGGCGTGGTGGTTCTACATCCCTACGTCTTTGTTTACGGGAATAATGGTCTTATTCGCAACTGCTCGAGCGGTAACTTTCAGGACTGGGTGACCGCCGACGCGAACGAAGTTAACGTCGCTACCGGCAAAATCGTGCAGGGACTCCCGGTCCGAGGTGGCTCGAATTCGCCCTCTGGGCTTTTCTGGTCACTGGACTCTTTGGTTCGTGTTAGCTACGCTCCTACCTCGATCACCGCTGGTGCAACGACCATTACCCAGTACTGGCGCTACGACATTATTTCGACTCAGTCCTCGATTATGTCTTCGCAGTGCGTTATTGAATACGACGGTATCTACTACTGGTGCGGTGTCGACCGGTTCCTTTTGTACAACGGCGTGGTCAAAGAGATTCCAAATCCGTTTAACCAAAACTACTTCTTCGATAACTTAAACTACACTTATCGCGAGAAAGTATGGGTCACCAAGGTACCACGGTTCGGCGAAGTTTGGTGGTTCTTCCCAAATGGATCTTCGGCCACCGAGTGTAACGACGCGGTGATATACAACATTCGCGAAAATTGCTGGTACGACGTGGGCACCGCAGTTGGAGCACGAAGATCCGCTGGGTATTTCTCGCAAGTGTTCGCAAGACCAATCGAAGCTGGTAATGAAATTACCTTAGCAAATGGTATTGAAAGCCTGACGATTACGAATCCCGGCGCTGGGTACACGAATGGTACCTACAACAACCAAGCGCTGACGGGCGGCACGGGAACGGGCGCAACTGCGAATATTATCGTCGCCGGTGGCGTAATCACCTCGGCGGTAATTTACAATCCAGGACAAGGCTACACGGTCGGCGACGTTCTCTCCGCTGCAATTCCCGCAGGGGCGGGACTCGTGCTAACAGTGGCCACGGTCGGAAACTACGTTACTATGTGGCAGCACGAGTACGGAACCGATGCAGTAGATGGAACCACGGTGCTGGCGATCGAATCTTATTTCGAAACTAACGACCTCGGGTGGGTATCGGGTGGGCCGTCAGAACCTGCACCTACCGGCCAGAACAATTGGTTACACCTGGAGCGCGTCGAACCTGATTTCGTACTGTCCGGTGAAATGAATATGTACGTTGCGGGTCGTTCATACGCGCAAGGGTCGGACGATGTGACCGGGCCTTACACATTCGATTCCACCACTACGAAGATTGATCTGCGGGAGCAACGGCGCGAGCTAAGACTAAAATTCGTTTCAAACGTCGCGGGTGGTAATTACCAATTGGGTAAGCTGCTCCTCAGCGCCGATCTAGGTGATGTCCGAGGGTATTCGTAATGGCACTCGTTTACGATCCCCGGTACCACACCTGGGACTCTTGGGCGGCACTCATGGTCGAGGCGTATGGTGCACAGCAGCTCGAGATTCCGGGAAGCGAGGATGACTGGAAGTCTTGGGCTGCGGGATTCGCAGGAATTGATGTATTCGTCAAGGATGCAGTCCCCAGTCCCTACGTTTTCGACGACTGGAAAGAATGGGCAGCGGAGTTGGTCAACGTCGTAAGCACATCGGTGAAATAAATGGCATTTACTGAAGACCAATACAGACAAGCTGGTGAATTCATCCTAGCTAACCTCGCAAATCCCGAGATTATAGCAAGTAGAGGGCAAGAGTTAGGACTTACCAGTGCCGATATTTTAAGAGCAGCACAGACGGTAAATCCTAATCTCACGTCTGGAGACGTTACGAGCTATTTCGGAAACGCGGGATTGTCGTACCTCGAGCCGTCTCCACCCCCACCCACGACTGCGTATGACTACGCTACCGCACCAGGGGGCATTGGTCTCGAGGCGATGAACCAAAACATTCGAGACTTCTTCGCCGGTAACCCCACGGAGGAAGCAACTAGGGCGGCAATGGCCGAATTTGCAGTGCGCGACGAAGATATCTTACGCGCAACCGGCAGGAGTCTGAGTGATTACTTTCCCACGGTCAGTGACAACATGGGTGCCCCCGCAGGTGGTATTCCTGGCGTAGGCCCACTCGGATCGTTAGCGAGCGGGACCGCCACTGCGGGTGGTGGAGCATTGCAGCGTTCGACTGGGTTCACCGAGCAGGACTCATACCAAGAGGATTCAGGAATTCCGCTGTCGGTGGGTGACCCGACAAAAATGACCGACTATCGCGGGAATACGTACAATACCCAAGAGGTGTTAGGACTCGCCAGCCAGATCGCACCGCTTGTAGATCTGAAGCAGTCCAAGGGTGGCGTTTACGGTACTCAGGGGCAGTCGGTAGGATTCGATTTCGACCAAACGGCAGCAGTGTTGGGACGCGCTCCATCTTCCGCTGAGCAAGTCGTCATCGACATGGCGAGACAATTGATCGACTCAGGGATAAAGGATGTAAGCCAGCTCGGGGGTTTGAAGGCACACACCTTTACCGAGACCTCGTCTGGTGAGGGTGGCGATATGACGTTTGAAAGGCCGGGTCTAATTGATCCGACCGGAAAAGAATTTAGCAGCACGTTTGGTTCCACCTACACCGGACCCGGTGGGACGATGTATAATTTGATGGTGGGTGAAGGTGGGCCAAAGATCACGACCTCCGGGATTAGCACCAGCGATTTGGATAAGGTCGGACCGGCATTGACGATCCTCTCTTTCATCCCTGCTACTGCCCCCTTCGCGCAAGTGTTAAATGGAGTGATCGCAGCGAGCCAAGGTAATGTACTCGGCGCGGGGGCGAGCCTGTTGGGTGCCGGGGGATTCGCTGATGCGTCCGCCGTGCTTCGAGCTGCCGATGCTGCCCAAAAGGGTAACGTTATGGGGGCACTCTCCACCCTGGCCGGTACCACGATCGGTGCCGAACTTGCAGGTACGAGTCTCGGTGGGAACATCACACTCGGTGACACACTCAACGCTGCAAATACGATCACGAAGATTCAGACCGGGGATATTGTCGGTGCATTGGATTCCGCCTCGAAGCTCACTGGCAGCACGGACATGCAAACGGCAGCGACCGCGCTTAAAGTGATTAAAGCGGTCGAGAGCGGAAATTTCAACGCGGCGATTACTGCTGCAGGGCAATTGACCAATACGATTAATAAAGCAACCGAGAACTCACAAGTAGCTGCGCTGGCGACGGCAGGATCCGAGAGCCTTGACGCGAAGCAAGACTTGGGGGCCGCAGCCTTCGCCGCTGCTAAAGCCGCAGGAGCGGACGACGCTACTGCCTTCGAGACCGCGAAAGCCGCGACGGTTGGTACCATTACACCAGCAGCTACGATTTCTCGCGACACCACATACGATCCAGATCTAGTCGATGCTACCGCAGGGCAAGCACTTGCCACCAAGATCGCCAACGCGCAAGAAGCGATTCGAATGGGGGCCGGGGAGTCTGTAGGAACGGGAGAAATCAAGGCTGGAGCGGGTGAATTCGCGGGAGCGGGTGCTTCCCAGACGGTAAGCGAGAAGATCTCGAATGCGCCGAATTTTGGTGCTGCTTACGTTGCAGCGAGAGAGGCATTTGGACCCAACGCAACATTCAACTACCAGGGTAAGCTCTACAGCACCGCGACCTTCCAGGAGGATCCGAAACTTGGACTCAAGCCAGTTGAGGGAAGCGGACGGGGGACTGCTTCCGGGAAGACCGCCGAACAAGAAACCGCGTTAATCAATACTGCGAACGCGCTGGCTGCAGCGCAGAGCGCGAAACCTGTGGAGTCTACCGGATTCTTCCAGAATCTGTCGAATGCGCTCTCAAATCAGATGAAGCTGAGTAGCGACGCCGCGAACGCCTATCTGCAAAATAACCCGAATTCCCCGATCACCCAGTCGGTAAGCACCGCGCTCGAAGCTGCGGGAGAGCTGCAAAAGAACGTGATCGGCGGTACTGCGTTGATGCTGGACAAAAAGCCGGTGGCCGACGCATTCATCAAGGGTGGGAACGAACTTATTAAACTCGGCCAATCTATCGGCACCGGGCCTCAGGACACGAAGAACTGGAACGACACGCTACAGCTCATTGACCAAGCGACTGGGCTTGAGAAGCTTGGAGTCCTGGCCGGTCGAGTGTTAGATGGGACCAGCGGTCTCGGCAGGCAGACGGTAGTGGAACTGCGCCAAGAGCTACCCGCGCTTTTCCTTGGTGGCGGTACGGCACGAGGGGTGCTTGTGGCCAGTGGGCTCGTGGACACTAAAGACACCGCAGGTGGGGCGGCAATCGACGCGTACGATGATGCCATCAAGACCGGAAAGAACCACAACGACGCACTCGCCGACGCACGTAAAGCTGGTCTCGCCGCAGGTGCTGCAGAAGCTGCCGTTCAATTAACACTTGGGAAGCTTGGTGATCTGGCGCTTGGCAAGCTCGATAACGTAGTGTCCAAAGGTGCAGGAAGGGTAGGTGCTGAGGGCGTTACCGAGGGTGGACAGGAAGGTGGTTCATCGCTGGCGGTAGATGTGGCTTTGGGTCGCGATGCGAACATTAATAACGCACTAACCCAGGCCGTGGCTGGGCTCGCTGTAGGCAAAAGCACCACCGCCGCGACATCACCCGTCTCCGGCATCCAGGATGCAACTGAGCTGCGCGAAGCTGCGGTAGACGCCCAGGGTGTGAGCAACGCGGTGAATAACCTGCAGAGCCTGTACGGAAGCGATAAAGCTTCCACCATCGTCCAAACGCTCACTTCCGCCTCGGATCTCAACGCAGCGGGTCAGTCGATCGCGAAGGACCTGTCCAGTATTATGGGGGACGACGCGGCGGTGAAGACCGCAAACACGTTGGTGTCTAACTTCGCCGTGAATAACGCTGCAGACACGATGGCCACCCAGGGCCTGAATGTCAATAACCTCTCCACCGTAGTAGGGAACACCGACACGGGCGGGACGATCACGCTCGGCGACGCGTTGGGTGCCGCGATCACGGGGAACGGCGTTGGTGTAGATACGAGCACCGTGGTGGGTACCAAATCCGATGGATCAAGTCTGACATTAGGTGAGCTTTCCGGCGTGATTAAAGGTGGTGGGACATCGGTAACTGCGGGTACTGGAGTAGATACTAAGACCGGGCCGACGGTAACTGCGGGTACTGGACCTACAGTAACTGCAGGAACCGACACGACGACAAAAGCTGGGGTTTCAACAGCGACGGACACTACCGCTGAAGCCGGGGTAGCTACTGACACTAAATCTGGAGTTACGACTGACACGACTACGGACACGAATACTAATACTACGACCCAGACCACGACGGATACGAATACTAACACCACAACTCAAACCGCGACGAACGCTACCACTAACGTAACGACCCAAGTCACCACTAATAACAATACCGGAGCGACGACAACTGTTACCAGCGATCCTACGCTCGGAACCACCAGCCAGACGACTACGACCACGACTGGCACGTCCACGACCACGGTAGACGCATCTTCGCAGGTAACAACTAATGTTACTGTGGATACAACCACCGGACTCAGCACCGAGACTGTGTGTCGTCTACCCGAAAGACCTGAATCCGAAGTCGTGATCACAGTGACTGATCCAACGACTGGTGAGATAGTGTCGACGGAGACAAAAACCGTCGCAGAACTGACTCCAGAGGAAAAAGAAAAGCTCGTAGTTACCGAACCCGAACCGGTGACCAAGACTACCGAGAAGAAGCCGACTACCAAACAACCTGCAGCGAAGGCGCCCTCCGGTGGAGGAATGTTACTCGGGCAAGGTCCACAAGCGACATCCAAGATCGAGATGCCCGAAGAGGCATGGCTGGGCGGTAGATTCAGGACTGATCTGCCCTCGATCGCGGCGTTATTCCCCTTTCTTTTCCCCTCCCAAGAGCAGCAGGACACTGCGGCGGTCTCCGCGCTTCGTCGCGCGTCAGGCGTTGAACCCCAAGTACCCAAGAAGGAAGACATGGACTATTACGCATACGGCAAAGAGCCATCGATCGATAGCGTACTCGAACCGTACCTGAACGGGGGATCTGTCCAAAAGTACGCACAAGGTGGTATAATAATGCCTTCGGCGCTGCAAGCCGCAGCCGGTGGCACACCACACAAAGGTTCGCATTACGTGCAGGGTGCAGGTGGCGGGCAGGACGATTTAATCCCGGCGAGACTCGCGGATGGTGAGTACGTGTTCGATGCAGAGATTGTAGCGGCGTTGGGTGACGGGTCGAACAAAGAAGGGGCACGGAGATTGGATGCCATGCGAGAAGCGATCAGGAAGCACAAGCGGTCGGGGTCCTTGAAGAAGATTCCACCACCCGCCAAGAATCCACTCGCGTACTTTAAGGAAGCGAACAAATGAGCCTTACTCAAGGATCCCCGTTACCCGATGTAACGACCAAAAAGACCACAGCTACCGCAGGTCCCGCTTGGTACAACACGTACCTGGAGAATCTTGCCAAGGCCGGAATGGGAGCACTAGGCGAGACAGCAGCAGACGGTACTTTTAAACCCAAAACCGGTGCAGAACTAGTCGCCGGGTTTGATCCGCTGCAGACTGCAGCGCTCGAGAGATCAGGTGAACTGACCGGGTTCCAAGATTATTTTTCCGATGCTGCGGCCCTCGCTGAGAAGGCCGGACAAGGGATCACCCCAGAATTAATCGCCCAGTACATGAACCCCTACACGCGGGGATTCACTACTGCTGAGGGAACGCGCGTCCCGGGCGTCGTTGACGAAATGGAGCGACTCTCGCAGCAGAACATGCAGCGAAACCTGATGCCAGCGCTAAAATCGTTCTTCGGTGGCACGGGCGGGACTGGATCGCAACGGATGCTCGGAGCATTGGGGCAGATGGGTGCGGACGTCCAGGCGAACCTCACCGGTGCGCAAACCCGGGCGTTGGCGGATGCTTATAACAAGGCTATGGATGTAGCAGGAACTCAAGCCGGACTGTACCGCTCTGCAGCGGAGACCACCAAGGGTCTAGGGCAGGTAGATCTCGATGCCGCAATCAAATCAATCACCGGGCAGTTCGACCTCGGCGCGAAGAGTCAGGCGCAGGAACAGGCAAAACTTCTGGCTCCGATAGCCACCGCTACCGGCGCGGGGAACATCTTCGCCAATCTTAAGGTCCCGACCACAGTCACCGAGGACTTTAAAGGTCCGATGCCGGGTGCGTACGCCTCCTCGCCCCTGTCTCAAATCGCCGGACTCGGGTCGCTCTTCGCGGCAGGTGCCGGTGGCACGTCAGCGGTCCAGGGAATTACCGATACCTTCAAGAACCTGTTCGGCAGTGGGACTGATGGTGGCGGGGCGATTTCTGATTGGCTGAAAACAAACGTTAACTGGTCGCCTGCAGAAAACGTTGATAATACATTCGGTCAGGGATTAGGAGACTGGGATGGCTGACACCGGGGTAAAATATGACTACTTCTGCTGACGATTCAAGCGCGGACGGCTACAGCCCACTCCTGGCGCAAATGCTGAAAATCGACCCGAATAAACTCGGGGATGTTTCGCTGTCCGCGCTCGGACGGCAAGCGATGGGTTCGGAGACCGAGGCCTACAAAGCTGCGATGGCCGAAGTGACGGCGGCACGCGAGGCGATGAAGGCCGCGCTCGAGAACCGCAAAGGTCGTGTCGATCCGACGATGCTCGCACTCGCTCAGGGATTCTTGGCACCCACTAGAACCGGTTCTTTCGGCGAATCACTGGGGACCGCCGTAGGTTCCTACCAACAGGCCCAAGCTAGGGAGGAGTCCCGTGCTGCTGAACTCGCGAAAATGCGTCTTGAACTGGCAAACGCTGCAGTCCGAGAAGAGAAGGAGGCAGCAGCATTGGGCCTCAACGTGGCATCCAAGCTCACTCCAAAGCTCACCGCCTTCCAGCAGCAAGTACAGTCCGAAGGTATTGACCCCCGGTCCCCGAAAGGGATCGAACGAATCCTAGAACTGCAGGCGATCGAGAAGGCTACACCCGAGATGCGGGAGTTCGCAGCGTCCGCGAACATTAAACTCACCGATCCGATGTTCGCCGCAGCATTCAAGGCGGCGCAGGCTGCAAAGCCTCTGACCGATGTGGCGGCGAGGCTCGGAGTCGATGTCCGCACCGCCGAGGGTCGACAGTTAGCGCAAGCCGAATTGCAGCGCGAGGCCTTCCGCAAAGAAAACCCCGAGGTGGCGAAGGCATTGGCCTCCTTTGGTGGTGACCCGCTCAAGATGGCCGATCGTCAACGCGCGGAGCAGATCGTTACACGGGCCCGGAATCTTGAAGAATCCTCGAAGTCGCAAAGCATCGCAACGGCTAAACTCCAGGCGGATCGTCTTCGGCAGGAAATCGAGGAGAATCGTCGCACAGGGAATGCTCCTGCGGTTGCCGAAACAGCACGAGCAGCCGGGGTACCGCTGGATACCACAGATCGGTACGCGGGGCTCACGCCGAAGGAGAGAGCGGAAAAGCAAACCAAGGATCGCGAGGCTGCGGACAAGTATGTGGCCGAGAAGATTAATCCATTCCTCGCGGGGCTGGACGACGATGTAACGAACCTGCGCCGCGCTCTAGAGCTAAACAAGCAGATCAACACCGGGATGGTGAAGGGAATGGGTTACGGGATTGGCGAGACCGCCAAATATCTCTCCGGTGACCGTGCGAAGTTCAATGAGTTCGATGCGCTGGCCGCACTCTCGGCGAAGCAGAACAAGATCCCGGGTGACTCCAATGTGTCGAACGTCGACGTGCAAATGATGCGCCTCGGGACGTTCTCCTCGGACAAGGAGCCGAGTAGCAATGACACGATTATTCAATACCAGTTGGCTCAAAGACTACGCGACCGCGATTTCCAGAACTATATGTCCAATTATGCGGCGGTTAATGGTGCTATTACTCCTCGTGCTACTGCTGAGTGGCGAAGATACCTTGATGCTAATCCACTCACTGCTCGAGACAAAAACGGTAAATTAGTCATGAATCCGAATTGGGTGCCGTACACCACCTACTTCTCGGCTCCGAGAGTAAAAGTAGACGAAAAGGGTAGGGAGAAAGAGTAATGGCAAAAGAGCGGCTGATCAACGGCGTCATTTACGAATTCCCGGACAACGCGTCGGACGAGACGATCGAGCGGTTCGTGGCCCGGAAGACCGGAACGGCCCAAGGCTGGACCCCGAGGACGCCGGTCAAGCGCGAAGAGCCGAATCTCTCCGGCATGCCCGCTGCATTTGCTCAGGGACTCACGATGGGATTCGCGGACGAAGCTATGGCCCGCGCCCGATCGCTTGGTGGTGGTGACTACTCGGATCTTGTGAAAGCCGAACGTGAATCACTCCGCAAGTACCAGGAAGAACACCCAATAAAGAGCACACTGGCCGAAGTGGCTGGTGCCGCAGTCCCTGCAGTCTTTACCGGCGGCGCATCACTGGCACCCCAGGTCCCGGCTCGAATCGCACCGAGGCTTGCGCAGTTTCTTTTCGGCTCCTCCCCCTCGATCCCGAGAGCCATGGGGTATGGTGCAGGACAGGGTGCTATCACTGCAGCGGGAACCACCGAGAAGCCGTTGAGCGAACTTCCCGGCGAGATGACCCGAGGTGCAGCGCAAGGGTCACTATTCGCTGGTGGACTTGGCGTACTCGGCAAGTACGTGGTGATGCCCTCCTTTCGGGCGCTTAAATCCGCGATGGGATTCGACGACCAGAACAAGGCGGCGGACATCGTTATCGCCCGGGCGCTGCAGCAAGACGGCAAGACTCCGGATCAAGCACTGGCGGCATTGCAGGCCATGCAGCGCGGTGAGATGACCCTAGCCGACGTTGGGGAAGCCACGGCAAACCTCCTCAGGCGTGCCTCCCAGGCACCGGGACAAGCCCGAGAAGCAACTAAGACCGCGCTCGTGCAGCGCGAGGTGGGACGGGTACCTAGGGTGTCCGACGATCTTCGCACTTTGATGTCGGGCAGCAAGGACTTTTACACCGACGTCCAGAATCTGCTCGACTCACGCCGCGCATCGGCCAACGCACTTTACCAGGACGCGTGGGCAAACGCTCCCACCTTCACCCCACAGAATTCGCGGGATCTGGCGAGGCTCTCGAATCTACCGTCTTTCAAAGAGGCGATGAAGGTCGGTCAACGTCGGATGGAAGACCAGGGGATCGACATTTCGAAACCGCAAAACGTTCTACGCGGACTGCACGAGACCAAGCTCGCACTCGACGATCTGATCGATGCGCAAACGGACTCGATCACCCGCAAGGTGTCCCACCAGGGAGTCACCTACATGGACATGCGGAACCGGCTGGTGCGCGAGATGGAGAAGCTCTCGCCCCAATACCAGCAGGCTCGACTCCAATACGCCGGGGACTCGGAAATGCTCGACGCGATGGAGAAGGGAAAACGCATCTACCAGACCCCCGAACTCATGGTGCGGCGCGAGATCGCGGATTTCTCGAAGAACCCCTCCGTTTACGATGCCTACCGTGCAGGGATCGCGCAAACGATGCTCGAAAAGCTCCGTGCGGGTGGTGGGGCGGCGGACCCGATGCGGACGATATTCGGCAAAGACTCAGAAGCCCGGATCCGGCAGGCATTCAGGGACGACCAAGCATTCGATGAATTCAAGCGCCGGTTGCTCGAGGAATCGAAGATGCTTGGCACCGAAAAAGCCGGATTCCGTCGGACCGCGCTGGACACCGACCTCGATACTCAGGGGGCCTCCGGGGTAGGTGCAGCTCGTGCGCTCCTGTCAGGGAGCCCGGTCCAGGCGACGCTCGAAGCCCTTCGTGCCACGTTCCCCCGAGTGACTGGGATGCCGGAACAGACGGCACAATCCGTGGCGGGTAAACTCACTACTCCGACCACGCAGCTCGACCCGGTGATTGAGGGGATCATGCGTAACCTTCAGGCCGAAGAAGCCGCGCTCAAATCCCAATCCACCCTGGCAAATATCGGCGGAGCACTCGCCGGAAGCCAAGCGGCAGCAAGGAAGCCCACTCCTCAATATCCGGAGGACACCCAGGGGCGCGAGGATGGGTCTCCGGCTGGCTCCTTGGGGTCTCCGTTGAGCTTGCAGAGGTAGTAAGCTACATTAATAGCCACCGGGGGTTCGAGCGCCTCCGAGAGGCTCTCTTTTCAGTCTTCATTTCGCACACCCGTGTGAACCCTATCCTGGCAACGACCTATGTGGCTCGTGGGACAGGGTTGCCGTCTGGAACCCCTCGAGACCGTTCCACTGTTCCATTATGATGGAACGGAGATGGAACAGCCTACTGGCTCCGAGGCCCCGTACGACGGGCGTTCTGAGGTAGTGGTATCTCTGTTCCACCGTTCCATCTGATATATATACATATTCAGGTTTCTGAACACGCAAGGTATACGTATATATGCATGGAACAATGGAACAGATGCCGGGAGGCCTTACGTGACGGGGGTTCTGACTGTTCCATCTGTGTTCCATTATGATGGAACGGTGGAACGGGTGGAGCAATGCTGAGACTTGTGCTCCGGGGAGAGATGTATTATAATTATACCAGCCCACCGAGGTGGTGTCAATAGTAATAGATAGAGGAACGTAAAGGATGGAAGGGTTAGTAAACGACTTCGCCGATCTATTCTCGGGGAATCTCCGCTCTTACGGGCGCTGGGATCCGACGTCCGGGAACATGTCGACGGTAAAAGGTGAGGTAACGAACGATCAATACCTCGAGCACCTGGAAGGTGGGATTGGGTTAGGTATAGTACCGGTGACTGATGGTGGTACCTGCAAGTTCGGGGCAATCGACGTCGATAAGCACGAGTCACCAGAGGATATCGATTTCGAGGCGCTCCAGGCCAAGATCAACGAGTACAGGCTCCCGCTGGTAATGTGCCGGACCAAGCGCGGGGGTGCGCACTTGTATCTCTTCGGCGAAGAATACCTTCCGGCCAAGCAGGTGCGGCGGGTGTTGGGGTCGTGGCGGGACGTGTTAGGGATCAAGCACAAGACCGAGATCTTCCCGAAGCAAGATTCGCTCGTGACGTCAAGTGGCGAGAAGGCGCTGGGGAACTGGATAAACCTTTGTTATTTCGACGCTGAACATACGCTCAGGTACGGGTTCGATGACGACTGCAATAAGCTCTCGTTCGATCTCTTCTTGCAGTATGCGCAGAGCAAACGCGTCACCGTCGAGCAGCTGGCTGAACTCACGCTTCGTGAGCACCTCGAGGCTCCGCCCTGTATCCAGAAGATGATTCACTCGGGGGTCGAGTCGGGTGCCCGGAATGAAGCGCTGTACAACGTCACCGTGTACCTGAAGAGGGCGAGGCCCGATAACTTCTTCGATGATGCGGTAGCGCTCAACGGGACGATGTTTGATAAGCCCTTGGGTGCTGCCGAAGCGAAAAAGGTCATTCGCTCCGCCTCCCGTCGCGACTATCTGTATCGGTGCGCGGAGGAACCCTGCAAGTCGCTTTGCGATCGGAAGGTCTGTGTTACCCGGGAGTTCGGGATCTCGATGGACGAGAAAAAGGAACTCGACGCACACGATGCGCTCCCGCAGTTCTCGGAGTTAATCGAGTACCTGTCCGATCCTCCCAGATGGGGTATTCACGTGAATGGGCAGCTGATTTCAAACATCCCGACCGTGGTACTTCGCGACCCGAGCCTGATGGGGACGCTGATTTTCGAGCGCCTCAAGATCAACATCCCGAAGATTACCCTCGACAATTGGCGCTCTCGGGTGCTGGATCCGTTGGTGCCGAATCTGCGAACGATCGAGGTGCCAAAAGAAGCGTCCGCCTCGGGGATCGTTCAGGCGAAATTCGCCGAGTTCGTACAGAAGGCGGATCTCTCCAAGGACGGCAAGGATACGAACGAGCGTAAAGCGCTGCTGCGCAACATCCCGATCGTGCAGGTCATCGACGGGGTTCGATGCGTGGTGTTCCGGGGGACCGCATTCTCCGAGTATCTGAAGCGTAACAAGGCCGAGGTCCAGACTGGCATGGATCTGTGGACGACGTTGCGGCGCGATTGCAACGCTTCGCACGACAAAATTCGCGTACCGGGTGGCAAGACCCTGAACGTCTGGTACGCCCCAATCACCGAGGAATATGAGGTCAAGGTCGATGAGCCCGAATTTACCACCGAATTCTAATGAAACGAGTATTGATTATGATCCCAAAACCGGACGCTTCGTCGTCTCCTCTCCGCCTTGGCTTCTTGAAAAAGTGCGACAGATTCCTAATCGTCGCTGGGATTCTCGTCGAAGAGTATGGACTGCTCCTGCACTCCGTGCTAATGCTGAATATATACTCGGGGCTTTTCAAAGCCGTTGTTTTACTGACCGAGCTTCTGCTGCGGCTCAAGCGGCTCTCGAGAAATCCCGTCCTGTTCAGGGGTCTATGTTTCCGGCTGGTTACACTTTCCGAACGACTCCTCGGCCATATCAGAGAGAAGCTCTTAATCGCGCATTCGACAAGAATGTCTTTGCATATTATATGGACATGGGTACAGGGAAAACGAAGGTCTCTCTGGACCTCTTAGGCGCACTCTTCCTTGACCAGAAAGTCGACCGGTTGCTCGTAGTCACCAAGTTCACGACCCGCAAGAATTGGGAGCGCGAGATCGGCATTCACCTACCCTTTGAAGCCGATGTCTTGGTGCTGGATACCACGAAGCCGAAGCTCTTCCAGAATTGGAACACGACCGGCGATAAATTCAAGATCTTGATCGTCGGTACCGAATCCCTCGCCGCAGGGTCAGCGGTGAATTATGCCGATGCGTTTCTGATGGTCTCCACTCGCGCCGCGATGGTGGTGGACGAGGCGCATATGATTAAGAATCACTCGGCGGTGAGAAGTAAAACTTGTGTCTCGCTCGGGCGTAAGGCTGAATATCGGTTCATCATGACCGGCACCCCGGTGGCGAATGGCCCAATGGACGTGTTCATGCAGTTCGAATTCCTGGATCCGAACATAATCGGGATCGGAGATTTCTATTCGTTCCGGAATCGCTACGCGGTGATGGGCGGGTACGAGGGGAAGGAGATCGTCGGGTACCAGAATCTCGATGAATTGATCGAGCTAATTTCGCCCTTCATCTTCCAGGTGCGGAAGTCCGAGGTGTTGACCGAGTTACCACCGAAGGTGTTCGCGGTGCGCGAAGTGCAGATGACTGATGAGCAAAAAAGACTATATAGACAGATTTCTAAAGAAGACAAAGCAGTATCTGGAGATCGGGGTATCACCGTTAAGTCCGTGCTCGAGCGAATGCTCAGACTACAAGAGATCTGTGGCGGGATCATTGCGTACGAGCGAAATCCTGACCTTTACAACCCGGACAAGTACGAGCATTGTCGTATCCCGGGTAAGAATCCGAAGGTCGAAGAGCTAAAGGCGATTATTGAGGAGACCGAGGGCGCGGTGATCGTCTGGTGCCGGTTCCTGGAGGAAATCGCGATGGTGAGCGAGGCCTTACGCGAGACTTACGGGCGGCGATCGGTGGTTGAGATTCACGGCGGGATCGGGGAGCAGCAGCGGGACGATAACGTCCAGGCGTTTCAGCGGGGTGAGGCGCGATTTTTGGTCGGTAACGCCGCGACCGGTGGGGTGGGGCTCAATATGACCCGGGCAGAGACCGTGATTTATTTCTCGAATTCGTTCTCCTTCACCGATCGCGACCAGTCCGAAGATCGGGCGCACCGGATAGGGCAGACGAAGTCGGTGACCTACATCGATCTGGTGTGCGAGGGGTCGGTAGACGAGATCGTGCTCGATGCGTTACGCGGTAAAAAGGACGTCTCCGAGTACGTGCGCCGGAGCATTAACGATGCAAACGAAGATATCTTACGTCGATTACTCTCCTAGTGGTATAATAGGGGTCTGCTACATAGAGGAATAGAGCGATGTCATCCCGAGTATTCGTGACCCAAGAGGTCACCACTGCGAACTACACCGACCTGGACCGGTGGGGCGAGTCAGTATTCTTAACCGCGTCTGAGGTGTCGAATGTACGAACTTCGGTCCATAACCGTAAACTGGTACAAGTCATCCGGTCGAAGCTCGAGACCTTTGACCCAAAGCGTGACTATATCGCGCCGTCTGGATCCCCAATTGTCACGGGGATTGTATTCGCTGTACTGGCAGCTGAAGGCGTCCGCAAATTCCCAGTACTTAAATGGAATAACCGAGACCGGATATATACTCTGGTGCTTGTAGAAATCGATATATCGGAGGTGGAAGATGTCATCTGAAGACGCATTGAATGCTGAATTCCGGATCTACGATGGGCTAAAGCTCACGGAGCTAATCATCCGCATGCACGAGATCCAGGGCAAGAAGGATCGGCTCGAGGCGCAGGTGAAGGATCTTAATAAGCATTTCGACTTCTTGCGCATCACCAAGATTCCGGCGCAGATGGAAGAGGACGGGATCGATCGCATCAATGTCACCGGCGTGGGCCGGGTGTCGCTCACCGCAGACATGCACGTGTCGATCAAGGCGGAAAAGAAGGGCGACTTTTACCAGTGGCTGCGCGACAACGGACGGTCCGATCTAATCGCCGAGACCGTGAATCCGTCGACACTAAAAGCTACAGTCAAGAATATGGTCAAGACCGGCGAGGCGTACCCGGATGAGCTTCTGAACGTCTCCCCCTTCACCCGTGCCTCGATTACGAAGGCATAACACCGAATTCGGCGCAAGCCGGATACTGGCGGGGCTTCCCGTCTGTTAATTGTAATGGAGTAATTGCAAATGGCGAAAGCTAAAGAGTTAGTAACTACCGCGAAGAGCGAATTCGATATTATCACTACGGACGCTCCCGATTGGCTCCCGACCGGCACCACGCGTGGGACGGAGAACATTACGACGGACGATATGATCATTCCTCGAATCGAGGTGATTCAAGCGCTCTCTCCTGCGCGTAACAAAAAGGACTCCTCCTACATCGAGGGGGCCGAAGAGGGGATGCTGTTCAATAACGTCACCCGCGAGCTTTACGGCGAGTCGGTCACCGTTATTCCGGTGTTCTACACCAAGCAGTACCTGATTTGGAAGGATCGCAAGCTCGGGGGTGGTGGCAGTAACGGGTTCCGTGGTGCATTCAACACCCGCGAGGACGCGTTGGCCGAAATCTCGAAGCTCGGCGAGGATGGACTTGAGGCTATCGATACCGCGCAGCATTTTGTACTCGTGCACCACCTGGGGCAGGTCACCGAGGCCGTGCTCTCGATGAGCAAGTCCAAGATGAAGGTGAGCAAGCGTTGGAATTCGTTGGTACGCATGACCAACATGGATTCGTTTGCTCGTGCTTACACGCTGTCTTCGGTCGAAGAGACTAACGCACGGAACGAGTCTTACTACAACTTCAACATTGCACCGTTAGGGTTCGTGAGTAAACCGCTTTACGACCGGGCGCTGCAGCTCTTCACCACAATCAAGTCCGGCGGCGTGAAGGTCAGCAATGACTACGATGCGGCTGACGTTGGCGAAACCGAGTACTAATGCACGTTCGGGCCATCTACGGTCCTCCTGGCACCGGTAAGACCACGGAGTTGCTGCGATTAGTGCAGCACACGCGCGAGACCGGTGTCCAGGCCGAGCGGATAGCGTTTCTGTCGTTCACCCGTGCGGCGGCGAGTGAGGCGTTATCCAGGCTCGGTCTGAAGAGGTCCGATAATGTATCCACGATTCACGCGATGGCGTTTCGCTCCTTGGGATTGAAGCAAGCCCAGGTGGTGGACCATATTAAGCTGCGTGAATTCTCGAAAGTCACCGGTATTCCGATCGTCGGCAAGTCCCCCGAGGACGATGAAGAGCGCACCGATGGGGACGCCTACTTGGATCTGTTGAACTATGCGCGAAACACCTTCAGTCACCCTTCCGAAGTCTACGAGATTTCGGATCGTCCGGGCACTCGTGCAGAATATGAAATGTTCGTCTCGGCGTACGCGAACTGGAAGAAGACCTACGGCTACTACGACTTCACCGACATGCTCGAGAGGGCCAGCGCCGGAGCTGTTCGACAGGGAATTGAGGTCCTATTCGTCGACGAGGCACAAGACCTTTCACCTCTGCAGTGGCGTGTTATTGAGCGGCTCGCAAAACGCGCACATCAAGTCTTTGTCGCGGGGGATGATGACCAAGCAATATATGCTTGGTCGGGCGCTGATCCACACGGTATGGCAAAATTCTGCGCGAAGCACAAGGGTGATAGCGTTGTGCTCTCGCTCTCGCATCGACTTCCTGTTGCAGTGCACCAGAAGTCCCAGTCTCTCATTCGTCGAGTCCTTTTCCGCGTGGATAAGGAGTTCGATTCTTGTGGACGCCCAGGCACAGTACGGAACCATGGGTCAATGGCGTCGATTGATGTTGAACACGGCGAGGATACGCTGGTTTTGGCACGGACGCATTCAATCCTGCGTGAAGCTGAAAACGCGCTTATCGACCGCCGCATCCCCTACGTTCGGGAGTCGGGCCGTCCGGGAATGTTCCAGAATCGGTATGCCATTGGCCTTCGATCATACAACAAAATTCGCGACGGAAAACGTCTATCAGACTCTGATCGATCGGCTCTCTTTGCAGTGGGATCAGCAGAGACAAAGGCAGCGCTTGAAAGAAACGATTACATGGCGATCGTCGCGTCCCCTTTCTACATTGCGATCGAAATGCCGCACCGTGTCATCGATTACTACCAGGAGGTCGACATCGATGTGGAGCCTACTATTCGACTCTCCACTATTCACGCAGCTAAAGGCCATGAGGCGGATCGCGTCATCGTACTTACGGATATGACGAATCGCGTGGCGGACAGTGCTCATGCTAAGCCGGATGACGAGATCCGGGTGTGGTATGTGGCGCTAACGCGAAGCAAAGACGTACTGGATATCGTGGAGGGCTACAATGGCTATAACCTAGATAATTGACAGATAATCCCACGAGTGATATAATAGACCCTTCACCACTATAGAGGACTACATGAAACAGTACGACAACACCAATTCCGGGCTGCTGATGCGGAACGAGAATCGCACCACGGACTCGCACCCCGAGTTCACCGGATCGCTCAACGTCGAGGGCCGAGACTTCTGGGTATCCGCCTGGGTCAATACCGGCAAGCCCGGGTCCAAGATCGAGGGAAAGCGTTACTTCTCGATCAAGCTCTCCCCGAAGGATGCGCCGAATCGCGGGAACACGGGTCGCAAGAACGCGGCGACGGATTTCGACGATATAGACGACGAAATCCCATTTTGATGAATATCCCGCGCATTGACGGCCAGATCCCCTACTTGGTGGTAGATACCGAGACCACCGGGCTCAAGTGGTGGGAGGACCATGTTTTCGGGGTCTCTATCGCACTTCCCGATGGCACCGCTGGGTATTGGGACGTACGGGCGACTCCGAAGATCCTGGATTGGATGGTCGACCTGATCGCCGAGGATCGCGTGGGCGTCTGGGTCGGACATAATTTCAAGTTCGACCTGCACTTCCTGCGCGAAGCCCGAGTCGGAATCCCGACCGATCGGATCGATTGTACGATGATTCGGGCGGCGCTAATCAACGAGCATGAGCCGACTTATGGACTCGATTTTTTGGCACGGAAGTACGTCGGGGCGCAGAAAGACACGGAGATCTACGATGAACTGGCGAAGCTGTTTGGGGGTCGTGCTACACGCAACGCGCAGATGCCGAACATTTCACGCGCTCCTCAGGAGGTCGTGGCGCGGTATGCAATCCAGGATGCGGTAGTCACCCGGCAGCTATACCTGTGGCAGCGGAGCGAGATCGAGAAGCAGAATCTTCATCGAGTGCACAGGCTCGAGCGGGATCTGATGCCCGTTATTATCGACATGGAGACCGAGGGAGTGCGGGTCGACGTCGATATGGCCGAGAGGGCCTCTCGTCACCTCACGAAGCGCATCAACGATATGCAGCGGGATCTTAATAGGGAGGCCGGGTTCGAGATCAACCCGAACCCTTCCGGATCGATCGCGCAGCTATTCAAGCCGACCCTGGGTGAGGACAATGAGTGGTACCTGATCGATGGCACCCGGGCCGGGAAGACCGACGGCGGCAAGGCGTCGATCGATGCCGATTGTCTACGTCGCATGAAGCATCCGGCGGCGAAGATGATTCTTGACCTCCGCAAAATGCTCAAGACCCGAGACACCTTCATTCAGGGTCATATCCTCGGACACCAACAGGACGGGGTGATTCACTGCAATTATAACCAGACCAAGAACGATTCGGAAGCGGGGACCGGCACCGGACGACTCTCGATCACCAATCCTGCGCTGCAGCAAATCCCGTCGCGGGATGTGGCGATCAAATCGCTCGTGCGTCCGATCTTCAAGGCGGATCACGGCGCGAAATGGCTAGGTCTCGATTGGTCGCAGTTCGAATTTCGGGTCGCGAACCATTACGGGCAGGTACCGTCCATTCTGGAGGCCTACCGCGAGAATCCGAACCTGGATTTTCACCAATTGGTCTCCGACATGACCGGCATCCCGAGGAACGCGCAATACGCGGGGGGACCCTCCTCGAAGGCCATTAATCTCGGACTCGCTTTCAACATGGGGTCCGGGCGACTGGCCCAAGAGTGCGGACTGCCCTACACGGAGGAGACCGGGCCGAATGGGAATCTGTACCTGAAGGCGGGACCCGAGGCGATGGAACTCTTCGAGCGGTACCATGCGGCGAACCCCGGGATGCGGAATATGGCGAACAAGGCGAGTTCGATCGCCAAAGAGCGCGGGTACGTGCACTCGATTATGGGGCGGCATATTCGGTTCCCAGGTGGGCAATTCGTGCACAAGGCGTCGGGGCTGATTTACCAAGCGACTTCCGCCGACTGCATGAAAATGAAGCTCATCGAGCTGCACCGTTATCTCACCGGTCACGGGGTGGGACGGCTGCTGCTGTCCGTGCACGACGAGGTCGGGATCTCGCTCGATAAGGACTCGCTGGATCACGCGGACAAGATCGCGCAGATCTACACTACATTCGATGGAATCGATTGCCCGATCAAGCTCCGGGTGCCGATTACCTGTGATTGGGGCTTGGGTGAAGACTGGTACGAGGCAAAAGGATGAAGAAAATCGATTTGGTCATTGACCTTCAATTTGGCAGCACAGGCAAGGGGCTGATCGTCGGCACCCTGGCAACCTACGAGGGGTACGACACGGTGATCACCGCGTGGGCACCCAACGCGGGGCATACGTTCATTGACGCCAAAGGGCGTAAATTCGTGCATACACATTTGGCGAACGGAATCGTCGCCCCCTACCTGCGTAGGGTGTTGCTGGGCCCAGGCTCGGTGATTAATCCGGCGCAGCTCCTGGCCGAGATCGAACAGTGCAAGGATATAATCGACGCGAAAAATATCCAGATCCTTATCCATCCGCATGCAGCGGTGGTGACCGAGGAGCACTTGGAGGAAGAGGCGCAAAGCATGACGGCGATCGGCTCGACCAAGAAGGGTGTGGGTGCGGCGATGATTTCCCGGATCCGTCGTCAGCCGAACAAACCCGCCGTCGCGAAGGACTTCCTGGAGCTTGCGTCTATGGTGTGCACCACCGCGCAGTACCAACGAGCGATTCGAGATTCGGAGCATATCTTGATCGAAGGTGCACAGGGCGTGGGCCTTTCCATGTATCACGGCTTCTACCCCTACACCACCTCGCGGGATGTGAGCACCTTCCAAATCCTGGCCGACTGTGGGATCCCGGCCACACTCTTCAACGAGGCTTCGTGCCGCGTGATCGGTACAGCGCGTACGTATCCGATCCGGGTGGCGAACCGGTACGATTCGGAGGGTAGGCAGGTGGGGTACAGCGGACCGGCGCACCTGGACCAAAAGGAGATCTCATTCGAGGAAATCGGCCAGCCGATCGAACTCACCACGGTGACCAAGCTCCCGAGGCGCATTTTCACGTTCAGCCGCGACCAGATCCGCGAGGCGATCGACCTGTCGGGCGCGAGCGAGGTGTTTCTGAACTTCGCGAATTACGTGCAGGATGAGCAATACCTGCTCCATATCGTGAACTCTATTGAAGAGACCGGCGCTAGGGTAAAATGGCTGGGTCTCGGTCCCGATATCCACTCGGTGGTGCTGCTGTCCGAGGGTGAGAACTACACGGCGAGACGTAAAGAGATCGTATCCAAATGGCAGCGCTACAAATTCCGCAACAAGGCTGGAGCTTAAAAGATGTCTAATGAATTTATCATGAACTCGCTGCTGCACACGCACGAACAGAACCCCCTTCCCTGGAGCATACACCCGGGGAACGATATGGTGGTCATTGATGCTAACGGTGCAGCGGTGGCGAACTTCGAAGTGAAACACCAGTACAACGGCGTGCTCGGGAACTGCGAGAAGAACGCGGACCTCACCGTGCGCTCGGTTAACGCTTTTGCTCGACGCAGCGGCGCGGACATTCGTCGGCTGCAGCAGGTGGTGACCACTTGGGCCGATGAGGTGTTCCCGAATCGCCGAACACCCGATATTCTTCTAAAGCTCTATGAAGAGGTGGGTGAGTACGCCCGAGACCCGAAGGCAGCGGCGGAATTCGCCGATATTATGATTCTTCTCCTCGATTTGGCGACGATGAACGGCATTGATATTCACAAGGCAGTAACCGAGAAGATGGCGATTAACGTTGGACGCACTTGGACCGTGGACTCTCAAACCCGTATTATGAGGCATACCCGAGATGAAAAACCGTAATGAGGTATTCGATATCTGGTATTCTCGCCGATTTGGTGAGTTACTAGGCGAACAGGACTCGCACACCAGGGAGTTCGTGCGAGAAATATGGAATCAGGCGCTGAGCCGTGCCGTGGACCACTTCGAGTTCGAGAATTTCGAACCCCTAGAGAGTGGGCAGATCATAGACAGGCTCGAGCGTCTTAAAGCGATAAGGTAACTAAGGATGGGTCTTTCTTTAGCCGAACAGCTCCGCGCTTCGCACGTCAAGCGGTGGCAGATCGTCAACGTCTCGCGCACCCAGAATCTAGCGGAGCATCATTTTAACGTTACCCTCATCGTCGGCCAACTGGCCCGACACTGCAGGGACAAGCAGTTGCTCGACCCTCAATACGCGTTGAGGCTGATGCACTGGTCGCTCTCGCACGACATGGTCGAGGTCCGCACCGGGGACACCCCGACGCCCTACAAGCGGGTGTTGAGACAGGTGGGAGGGCAGGACATTATCGACCAGTCCGAAGAGGTCGTGGACCCAGGGTACATTGCCGATAAGCGTCGGGTAGCTGGAACACCGATCGAAATGTACGTGGAGATCGCGGACTTGATCGAGGCGATTTGGTTCCTGCATGACCACGGGATCGGGCAGAACGCACTCGATGTTCAATCGGGTCTTGAGGCGTCACTCGACCGCTGTGTGCAGAAGTGGCACGGGACTTTCGAGGAATTGGATATTGACTTCGCGGTGCGCCGCGTGTGCGAGGAGATCGGAATATGAAATGTGTAAAGTGTGGCGGTAACACTCAAGTGACCACCGTGTACCAGAACGCGGACGGTGGAACGCGTCGTCGGAGGGAGTGTACGGTTTGCCATTTTCGATTCACCACGCGCGAGTACCCGTCGATCACGGATCCGAAGCTCAAAGAGTATTACTTGGAGACAGACGTTGACACAGATACCCCGCCCGTGATATAATCGGGATCTTAACACACATAGAGGAACTCAATGACCCCGATCTTTTACAATCTCCGCCAGTCCTGTGACTTCGACTTCCCGTCCTACCGCAAGATCCCGATGTTCGTGCGACAGGCCGCGCGACCGCTGCTCACCGATTTCGAACCGTTGAAGGACGTCGAACTCGTCACCGCACATTCGCTGAAATATGTAGCGAACGTATTCTCGGGCAAGACCCCTAACGGATTTGGGAACACCGATCCGGTGCTCAATGAGACGTTGCGCTACACCAACGCCAACTTCCTGGCTGCGACCCGACACGTGACCGAAAGGAAAGCGGAGGTCGCATGCTCAGCGACCCAGGGATTCCATCACGCGGGGTTCGATTCCGGAGGCGGGTACTGCACATTCAACGGGTTGATGATCGCGGCGTTAAGCTCCGGGGCCGTAAAACCCGCGCTAATCTTCGACGGCGACGGTCACTACGGGGACGGAACGGACGATATAATCGGTGCGCTCGCCGTGCACGACCGGGTGCGGCATGTGACGAACATGGATATGGAATCGTTCGTCTCGCGTTATAAACCAAACGCTCATGAGTGGGAGGTGTGGGCCTCCGGCTTGATTTCGTCGTCGAAGCCTAGTATAATAATGTACCAAGCCGGTGCTGACGCATGGATCGAGGACCCTTACGGTGCAGGATACCTGTCGCTCGAGGGTATGCGGAATCGGGACCTCGGAATCTTTCGCGCAGCCAAGAAGTCCAAGATTCCCCTCGTGTGGAATCTCGCCGGTGGATACTGCAAGGATGTTCAGCGCACGGTAGACGTGCATATTCAGACACTTAGAGCCAGCGACGAGGTGTATTATGGCGGGACCCGGTAAAGCACTCACATTTTTGGACCTGATGGGCCAAGTCGGAGCGGGAACCCGCGCGATCGCAAACCTCCCGGGGGCGAAGCGCATTCCGGAGTCGTTCGCCAAAGCGCAAAGAGGGATGACTCCAGCCGAGGTTATCGAGCAATACAATAAGGCGCAGATGTTCGGGAAAGATCCGACCACGGGTGAGGTCAGGCAATTGCAGCAGACTCCGAGGCTTCCGGACCCCTTCAATTCGCTATCGGTCAGTGATCGGGCGCGGATGGTGCAGGGGAAACTCCCACTCGAGCGCGGGGTAAAACAGAGGGTTATAAACCCTTCGAGTCCTTACACGACGTTGTCGGAATTCAGCTTGTATCCGGATCAAGATTTGGTCTTCAGCAGCGCGACTCCCGAGGAGCTTTATCACCGGATGTACAATCGTGCCGAGGATGCACAAGCCAGAAGGCCTGTGCCGGACGAAGTCGGTGTGTACAATATTGGTGCGCTTGATGCGGGTGAAGGGTTGGGCGCTATGCAATACGCGGCGCTTTATGACCAGCTCCGTGCCGCAGGTGCTTTTTCGGGTCCTAATGCGCTCACCGACATTAATGAGTTACGTAGACTCGGTAATGTAATGTCCTACGGTTTGCGACATGGTGACTACGAGAACGTTGCACCGGTTATAAGCATGATGAATCGGTCCTCGCAGCTTTTCAATCGTGCGGAGAATGCGGATTGGATGGCTCGTCCGATGATGGAGGTCCTGCAGCAGGGACGGGGTGACCCACTTTTCGAGCAAGCAGTAGCGCTTCGGCCTCAGCACATGACGCAAATGACCCCGGACCAAATCACCGGCACGCTGGGTTTTAAGGAATCACAACTCGCTCGAATCGCCGGACCGGTACGCGAACCCGTGATGCTTGAGCCTGGGGATCCAGGACTGCTTCGTCACCTCGCGATTCCGGCGCTCACCGATCCCAACGCTTATGGGATGCAAAGGGGCATTGGCCCCAACACTTTGGGTCGTGCAGCGACGGTGGAACAGTTGATCGAGAAGATCCTCGCGGGTCGTACCGGCGAGGAAGCGGCGGAGGAGATTCTTAATCAGTCCAAGCGTCGCGGGATGAACCTGGAGGAAGGGTACAAAGGTCGTTATAAACAAGGAGGGTTAGCACGTGCAGCAATCATCGACTGATTTGAAGGCAATACTTGAACAACGCGGGTCGGAATACGGGGATTTCACGGAACAAGCGAAGATCTCCCAGGCCTTGCAGGAAGTAGCGAAGGCGGGGCGCAGTTACGTCACGATGGACACGTTCCAGAAGGAGGCGCTTTTTATGATTTTACACAAAATCTCGAGGATCGTTAATGGAAACTCTCGGAACGTTGACTCATGGGCGGATATCGCCGGATATGCCACACTCGTTGCAGACCGACTACAAAAGTGAAGGGGTATTGACAGATTGTAGCACCCGTGTTATAATAGAGTCTCCAGTAAACAAACCGATAGAGGACAAAAATGGCAAAGAAAGCACCAGTAATCACCGAGCAGATGGTCGACGAGTTAGCACAAGTCCGCCAGCAGCTTGCCGAGCTTGTGGCGCGGGAGAAAGCGCTGAAGGAGACCTTTCGCGAGGCGGGTGCAGCCGTCTACAGGGGCCAGCAGTTTCAGGTCGAAATTACGTTCTCATCCCAGAGTCGATTAGACTCGCAAGCGGTGAAGGATGCCCTTGGGCCGAAGTGGATTGCCGAGCACCAGAAAGCGGTGGAGCAGATGAATATCCGATCGATGGTCCTGGTGTGATGAAGCCCCGATACGTGACTACGCGTAAAGGGGTCCGGATCGGGTACACATACGTGCCCCGTCCGGTTTACGATCAAAGCGGCGACATGGACCGGCTGCAAACCGCACTGCTGCACCGACGTGGAAGTGCCTGGGCGGGAGCAAGAGATCTGCTCGCCTACACGATCGGGATGGCTGCACTTCTCTCACTTCTTTGGGCCAAGGAGCTTTACGAATGGGTAGGCAGTCTAATCTAGCCGATCAGCTGCAGCAGGCCATTGAGTATTTCCGACGATTTGGACCCTGCCCCTCGGGCGATATGCAGAACGAGATCGGAATCACCAAGCGCGAAGCCGAGCGGGTGATCCGGTTGCTCAAGAATCACGGCGATATCGTGGAGCTAGCATTCTTTCGCAATCGCCCCTGGTACGTGCTTAAACACGACGTCGAGCGACACCAGGATTGGCTCGATCGGAAGCGTCGAGGAATGGGGGACCTGGGGATCTCGGTCCGCGCGAGAGACCGGATGCTCAGGGATTCAATGAAGCTGATCGACGAATCGATGCGCACGTGGTGGGAGGGGTGAACGGATGCTTTGCCCTTTTTGCCATGACGACCGGACAGGCCACGCCGGTTCCACCCGTGTTGCGGATTCTCGGCACTATTGGGACGCAAATGCTCGGCGCTATTTCACCGAGCGACGCCGCGTGTGCAAGGTCTGCGACGCAGTATTCCATACCGTCGAGCGATCACCGACGGTGAAACCCAGGGAGCGAAAGGATGAAGTTAGCTGAGTTCGACATGTGGTTCCGAGTGTTCGCCCTGCTCGGTCTGGGCATTTCGATGGCAATGGCGGCGGGCGGGTGGTTTGCAATGGCTGCTATATGCGCGGCTATTTATCTTGAGCCGTATAGGTGGCTACCATGAACAGAGAAGCTATGAAGCGTATTAAGACTTGGCATGAACGGTGCGAGGAACACCCCGATCATCAGGAAAGAATAATTAGCGAACGCATGATTCAGGAAAGGATGCAGGAGGAGATTGATGAACTGCGCCAAGCACTGGAGACAGAGCGTGAGTGGGTAGCGTGGCATCCGATTGAGTCAGTGCCAAAGACGGGACGCAAAGTGATCTTGTTTTACAAGAACCGTCTTCACGTAGGTAGAACGGTGATAGCAAGGTGGCTAACAGACGAGCAGGCTACAGAAATAGATGGCGATGACGTGGGCTTAGAAGGTGGCTGGTACGAGTGTATTGACAACTGGGACGACTACACAGAGGTGGCAATTCACGAAGGTGAGCCGTCGCACTGGATGCCACTTCCAGCGCCGCCAATCGAAGCACTACGTCAAGCACTAGAAAAAAAGCAAGAGCCGGTGGCGTGGATGCACAACTTTATTGAAGGTAATGTCATCACGCACATACCAGCGGATATTGGCCGTCATCCCGAGCGATGGACACCTCTATACACCGCACCGCCAAAGGCTGCTGAATGGGTTGGGCTACATGGGAGTGAAGTACCAGAACTCTACAAATACGACGTTATGTTTAATGAAGGCTGGTGGTGGGCCGAGGAAAAGCTAAAGGAGAAGAACCATGACTGAAAGCAAAAATGCAAAGACACCAATAGATGGTGGACCAGCGTTTCCTAAGCTGACGCAGGATGAACGGTGGAAAACATTTACATCAACAGAC